TGGAGTAATAGCATCTTCTCGGCTACTATTTTTCAAGTTGCCGTCATGGTTTCCAAGTATTATATAGGTCGGTGCAATAGAATTTAGCCCACTTAGGAATTCTGAGCACAGTTTTACAAACTCTGGAGAGATGTTAGTTTTGGAGTGTGCAATATCTCCACAGTGAACAATATAATCCACCTTCTCTTCACGTAAGTGCTCGAAAAGCTTAGAGAAAACTTCACGATATTCTGTGTGATATTTTAGATTTTTTATATGCGTGTCTGCGATATGGGCGATTTTATAGCTCATTCATACTCCAATAAATATTAAAAATACTTTCTAGATCGATCTGTGATGCCTCTTGTTTTAGATCTTCAGCTTCTGTTTTTGTTATGGACCCGATATCTTCAATATCAGAAGTGTCTAGCTTATAGACATCTAATCCATACTCAAGAAGTAAAGATATGATTTTCATTGATTTATTTAAGGCATCTTCATCTAAACCAATGTAAACTTTTGTTTGTTTTTCAACAATCTTTTTGAACAACTTTGTTGTTTCTTTTAGAGTTGATCCCAATATAGGAATAGAATTTTTCATCTTTATGGAATCAAATGGGCCTTCTACTAAAGTTATCGGCTCATTCCAATTGATCAAAAGATCATTAAAAATAATATTTTTTGACGCTGGAGGATTCTTATAAGATAGCCAATCACCACTATATGACCTAGCCGTGAAATAATTACAATTACCCTCATCGTCAAAGGACGGTATTATTATACGCTTTTTATACTTACCTGTCAAGCAAAATCCGATCTTATGGTAAATAATATCTTTTTGTCCTATACCTCTCGACCACAGATAAGATATAGCTTCATTAGCAGCAGGAGGTAAGCCTTTTTTCGCTAAACACATATATTCTGGTGGTAAATTTACAGGAGGCAACTTTTCTTCTGGTTGATTAAAAATCAAATCCATTGTAGAAAAGTCTACTTCTTGATCTAGTAAGGCCCAATCATGACGGTCATCTATCGTTCCAAAGCGTTTTATAAGATAAGATATGGCGCCTTTTGTATCGCAAACCCAGCATTTGAAAAAGCCTTTAACAACATTGACTGACAATTTCTTTTTATGATGTTTACAAAAGGGACAGTGATAAAGTGTTTCGTCTCTTGAGTCATATCCAGACCCAAGAACTTCTCGTAATATATTTTTTTTATTTCTCATTTAGAATGTTTGTCTGCGACTACCGAAGCTGCGAAAGAATCAGGCTTAATTTTACAAGCAAATCCAGATCCAACTGCGTAGCCTACTAGCATTTTAGCCATAGGTGAGGTTCTATTATTACATTCTTCTGGTGAAATGTCAATATGTATTTCTACATTTGTTGATGGACACAATTCTGTTATCTTCATTGCCATATTTATTGACTTCTCAGCTTCCTTAAGAATGCGGTTATAAAATCTATCAGGGTCATTATACTTTTCTATTTTATAAAAGTAAAGACCTCCTTTTTGATTTTGGGCTCCAACTAAGACAATAGTGGTTGTAAAGGTACACTTTCCCGTTTTTACATGAGAATCTGTTCCTACTATAACCTGTCCTTTGTTTTTATTATGAGATTTTATTTTTTGTGTGATATCGAAAAAGTTTATGGATTTACCTGCGCCGGTAGTCCAATTCATTTAAGCCCTGCCTTCGCTACTACTATTGCATCAGCAATATCAAAATATTTTGGTCGGGGATTTCCCTTGTGTGTATATTCTACACTGAAGTCAGGGTAGTTGTCAAGCACCCATTGTAATATTTGTTTCTTAGTATCTTTACCTTTTTCTACCTTTATTTCGTTAAGTTTTCGTGCTTGTTGGGCAGTAAAGTAAGTTGGTTGATGTTTGAACGTCTCATAACATATCCAAGAGATTGTACCATTAAACTTTTGTAATGCTGCCATGGTTTTTGCTGTGGATCCTCCTGATCCAAAAAACATAAAAGGTTTCTCTATAAATACTCGTTGGATTGGATACTGTACCTTTATTTCTTGTAAGCCATCTTTGACATGTTGAATTTTATCAAAAAATGTTTCAAATTTATTTTTATTCCTTGTATCCCAGACTCCAGAGCGAATTATCTCTCCTTCACCGTCTAAGATACAAAAACCAGTTATGCTGGTGCTTATATCTAATCCTAGTATCATATAATGGTTCCTTAAATATCTAGTTTTAATCTAAATGTGTAGTCTCTATCTTCGGTTTTTTTAATTGGCTTCGCGAGATTGGCTATAGCTATCAAATTTTTATCTTTATCGTATATGCCTATCTTTGTTATAAATGTCTGTGGTTTAAAATCTTCTTCATAGTTGTAAAACGAAGAGCTAATTGTATTTTTAACCGCAATTTTATTATCTTGAAAATAACCTTCTTTACTTGAAAACGCCCCATACAAGCTAGATGTCATATACGTAGGATTTGGCGAGTAGTTTAACTCTCCAAGTGGAGCATCACAATTCATAGTCATAGTATTAATATAATTCGTACCTTGAAAATTTAAAGCGAAGCTGGCTGATAAAGTTAAATCAGCGGGAGAAAGGCCATCATTGGCCCCAGCCGCAAAATCAGTCCATTGACCGGTGCGGTTCGGTGCTGGTCCGAAATCATAATTTTCTTCAGTTAAGCTCCAACTTCCAGTTAGTAACACAAAACCTTCGTTATAAAGCACTACTCCGGCGACAGATCCCGAGCCGTTTGATTGCGCATGGGCAGTGCCGCTAGTTTGTATCAGCTCTCCATTTCTATACAAGTCTTCACAACTAGCAACCAAGGTGCCAGAGATATAAAAATCTAGTTTAACAGAATTTTTACGAATGTTAGAACCATAAAAAATGCTAGGTATACTAATCAGTGTAACATCATCTGTTGCTAAGTCTCTTAATGAAGATGAAAAAGCATAATTAGGGCTTAGAGATTTATAATAATTTAAAGTGTTCTTTAAAGCCAACAGATGTGAACCGGTTGGGTTTGTACCAGCATCAAATGTTTCTCTGGTTATTGAAGCAGAAAAAGGATAACTACCTGTTATTATATCACCATATTGGAATTGATTAAAGTTATTTGTTGATATTGTGGCGAAAGAATTAAAAGACGAATCTTTTGATATGAAAGGAAATATTTTAGTTTTTTTGCCGGTGTTTGTATCTGGATCATACGTATGATCTGAAAACTTTCTATCAATATTTAATTCATACAGACTAACAAAACCAGTAGGAACATGAGTTACATTATCTACAAAGGCACCCGTAATCTGATTTCTGTTGCCATAATATATACTAGCGCTATGAACAAAGAAGGTATTGTTCGGATAGGTTTTGATCCTATTTCTAAGGATATCTTTTGGACCAAATTTGTATAAAGGCATTTTAGTAGTCTAGTCTGACCCTCAAAGTAATTTCATTCGAAGGTGATTTCTTTAAAGGTTCTGATAACTTTGCGACAGCAAGAAGCTCATTATCAGAGCCGTAAAGACCAACAGTCGTGATATAAGCAACCGGTTGGGCTTTGGGGTTATTATTTTTAACTCTAATCTCACTCGCATCTAAGTAAGTTGGATTAGCACTATAATTGTAATCTTGAGTATTAGCACGACAGAAATATATGGTTGAGTTGAGTTCTGTCGTATTATTAAAATCTAGATTTTCATAATTATAACGAAAGCCATTTGCCAATTGAGTAATCGTTGAGCCGGTCAAGCGATTCATTACTGCCAGTTCTGCGTTAGTACCATTTTGTAGTGGACTTAGTATGGTTATGTCTGAACCAGTTTTTGATAATTCAACGCTATTACCAGTGGCACCAATACCACCGGGGATGGCTGCAGTAATCGTAACTTTCGCTGCGGTGCTTCCTACGGCCGCAGTTAAGTTTGGAATTTGAAAGCCGCTGCCATCAGTAAACGCCGGATTAGATCCAAATTTAACATCTTCAGATCCATCATTATTGGTTATACCATTAATTGCTTTTCTAAAGTTTGTCGCGCTATCTGACTCACTACCTCCGTGGCTTACAAAAACCTGATTGATATCTGGTGTTCCCGTATTTACATCGCCAGCGCTTTTGAATACAAATTGAACCGTGGTCTCAGCAAGGGTGGGATAACCAGCTGGGAAAGTTATACTAATTGTCTCATCGGCGGTTACTGGGCCAGCCGCAAGAGAAACTGCGTCCGTTCTGGATGCTTGTACTCCAAGTTCCCCGCTAGACTGGGTTCTATCGGCTGTGCTAGACGGATCACCGAAAGCACCTGAAAAGAAAGATGCCGTAATAACTGCGATTCCAGCTTGGTAATAAATGTGTCCAATTGGAGGATTATTGTTGGTGTTTCGTGGAGTTGCAGAACTACTATAAAGCAATCCAAATTCTCCAGCAGGAGAATTAACTTTATATTCTGTCGCTGCGCCATAATCTCCAATGACTTCTAGCTGATTTCTAACGCCTGTGGTTAGTGCGGCGCCGCCATCAACTATACCATTAACTGCGCTAGAAGAGGCAAACATCCCTAATCTGAATGAATCTTTTTTTATTTCATCCTTTGTTAAAAGCCTAGAAAAATTAATAAAGAAACACTCTTTCATTTGATCACCAGTAGTGCCTGTGTTGCCATCTCTGTCAAAATTTTGAATATTTCCACTAACATCGTAGCCAACCAACACCTGAGCGTGTTGATTATATATGTTCATTTTTTTCTTACCTTGGGTGTTGGCCGCTCCAGATAATATGCTGTCAGAAGCATATCCGGCAGAAATATCAAAAATATGATTTGCTGATGAACTTAAGTAGGGATAATCAAAAACTGCCTCGAACATACCATGAGCGAACGTCTTAATGTTCTCGTCCTCGTAGGTACCTGAAATGATTGTTCCTGTGATTGGAATTGCCTCATGAAGAAGTGTTCTTGTATTTGCGATATCGCTGTTTAATAAAGTTTTAAATGTAGTAGCCATTTATTTTTCCTTTTGTTATTAAGTATTTTGTTCTTTTAATACCCTTACCGGTATATCTACTCTGTATCCCGTTGTAACACCTGTGATTCTAATACTAGTATCTATGGCAGAGAAGCTTTTGCTAGGGCTACCTTCTGATACGTCAACTCCTATGGTATTAAATAAATAATCTGAAGTTTTAACATCAGTTGCTGCTTGTAGTCCAAATTGAAATCTAGTTCCTCTTGGTCCTAAGATATTTTCGTCTCCAGTGTCTGGGTTTTCTCCTGGTGTTAAGTCTGAAATATAAGAACCAATGTTCTGCGTAAAGTAATAAGTTGCGATTAAATCATCATCTATAAAAGACTCTTGTGCGTTCTGACTGCCTTGTAAGTCATATAGAAATAAGAATCTAGAATCAACTTCTACCAGATATTGTCTTTCTTTCAACTCCGGATCAATAGAGAAATCTGAAGATATCTTAGTTGTGTCTAATCCTTGATCCACACGAATGTAATTGTTTCCTGGCTTTGAATATCCGTTAATGAACCCAGAAAGACTTGCGAGCGTTGTATTTTTTGCAGCAAGAAGAGCGTCTTTTGTGTCATCATTAACAAAAACAGTGTACTTGCCTGCGGCGAGCGCATCATTGCTAGCTGGTAATTGAGTATTGGACAATAACGTATTTTGTTTTATTATAGGTAGAAAAAGAAGATTATTGTTTGTTAAGCTTATTAGTTTTGACTTCATTGTAGAAGTGTTGTTTGTAAACGCCTCAAAAATTGGTGTTTGTAATATTTCTAAATCATAATAAGCTGATCCGGATAAATGTTGGCCATTATAGCTAGCATAGTTGATTTCGTCGTCTCCGAAAGCGAATTTTGTAATTTTGAATGAACCGTCTCCACGAGCCAGTCTTAGGCGCCCTGTGTCCGTTAACACAGCGTCTAATATAATGTCACCTGAATTGTCTAAGAAAGCCATTTATAATCTCCTCTTTTAACTAAATAGTATTATACATTATTTATGATATTTTTTGGATTTTTGAAATCTATATTTATATCTATTTTTCTTCCAGTTTGCTTTGATGTAATTCTTAATTTATATTTTTTACCAAACACAGCTGAATCTATATCAACCGGTTGGCTATCATAAGCACCTTGGGCTCCTCCCGCTTCATTAAATTCCATATTTGGATAATTAACTGTATTTTGCGATCTATTCAATCCCAACAATAAATACTTCTGAAACGTCTTTGTGGTCGATAGTTTTTCATCGTTAGCTCGACCGGCTTCATCACGAGGATCAAACGTTTCTATTTTAACATAAGGCGCACTGTTTATTTCAGAAATAATTATAACTTTATACACAATTGTTGGATTAGAAATTTTACCATGTACATCAGTAGTTCTAAAACAGTAATAATAATCTTTATTTGGAATTATATTGTCAACAAAAGAAGCCTCTCCGTCAGAAAGTGAAAACTGTATTGCGTCATCATCTTCAAAAAATTCTTTATAAGAAGACGGTCTTTTTTCCATTCTAAATATTGTATAAGTTCTAGGTATATCATCAGACTTAAATTGTAATTCAGTTAAATAGTCTTTACTTGGAAGGTTAACTCCTTGACTAACAGCGCATAAATCAAATATATCTAAATCTGTGTCAAGTATAGGAATCACGGTTGATTTAAACTCACCAGTTGAATTATTTAACAAAAATAAAATTTTATTTTTGACATTTCTGTATGGTATTACTTGAACTTCTGGTGGTGTTGGGGGTAAATCTTCTATTCTAGTAAAATTAATAGCGTCAGTTTGTACGTTAACCATAGGCGTATTGTAATAAGGCACTCTCACAAACTGCAAATAAGGTTCGACTAGATACTGGTGTTCGTAGATCAGATTATTTTCCGGGAGTTTGCCACTAAAGCCAGAGCCAAGAAACTCTGGTTTTTTAAGGTTCTGAAACTGAATTACAGTTTCATTGTCTGTTTCCACTTGATCTTCAAAAAATTCTATATCATCTGGTTTGTACCTTGTTCCGACAATAACCTTGTGGGCAAATATTTTATAAAAATAATTTTTGTATGGAACTACTTGTGTATCTACGTATTTTAGACTGTCTTGATTAACTATTGGTAAAAATATACTTTGAATAAACTGTTCTTGATCTTCAACAATTTGATATTTAGCTATCTCATACATTAAAGTCTCTTGATGCGCAAATTTCCCATTTTGTATATCCCTTGGTGTGCGCATTCCACCAGCTTCAAAAAAGTTATATAATTTGGTTTTTAATTGTTGGCTTTTCAAAATACTTAAAATGTTAAGAAATGCAGTGGTGGAAGAAGTGCTTTCCTCACCAGAGTAAATAAACACATTTTTCGGCGTTTCTATACCTACATTTTCAAAGTTATCTAAATATAGATCTGATCTGTTGTCCGTTGCGTCAGCTCCCTCCAAAAAATCAGTTTCCCCAAATCTAGAAAAATTCATTCTAAATGTTTTTAATTTAACACCATTGAACATATTAAATCTTCGTGGAGTATAGCCATTAATCATACCACCATAAAATTTAGCATATGTTTTTATCACACGACTGCCCGGCGTAATTTGGTTGGGATCCCTAGTCAAATACTCATTTGGCACCACCAATGAGGCTGCGTGAGTGTTAATGGCATCTAAAAGACCATATTCTGAAAATAATTTAGCTATTGGGCCGCGCTGTTCTTGAGGTATATTTATTGTTGAGGCAAAAGGAAATCTATTTGTAAACTCTAGAGCTTCGTTGAAGGTTGGCATTGTTTTTTCACAAAAATAAATTCCTGATTTTATTTCTTCTATCCACTTTGGGATATGATTTTTCTTTGACTCTATAAGCTGGTCTGCAAATCCCCCGTTAGAATCTACTTCAATTTTTTTTAAAAACTCAGATTTCGGTGTAAGAAAAATGTTATCCAAGTCTTGAGTTGCCGGCTGATCAAGATAAGGATCGATATAAAAACCAAGATCTCGTGGTGTTATAGAGCCAACAGCACTCGGTGGCAATACTGCGGGGTCTTCATCATCTTGCGCAATATCTGAACCGGCTATATAATCTCCATAAAATGTAGATAAGCTATCTAAGTAAGTGTTTAGATTAGAAATATTTGTATCTTTAATAGGTATACCATCATTTGGTAGATCTAAAAAAGTCCTCATAAATTCCTCTTGTAAAGGAAGATAAACAAAATCATAAACACTGGGGAGAGAGTTTTCATTTATTATTCCTTGGTTTATGATTGATAAAACCACCGGTTCATATTGAGGGTCAAAATAATTATAAAAACTTTCATATGTCGGTGCGGTATTTCTAACGCCGAAAGAATTTAAATTAACTTTATCTATTATGATCGAATGTGAATCATAAGGCACTCCAATTTTCGTACAGGAATTGTCAATAATTTTGAATTGATCGTTATATGGTTTTTCATATTTAGTCTGTATTAAAGTATTATCGTATGCAGTAGCCTCATTCGGCGGGGTTGATATATAGGATAAATATCTTTTAGCAAGTACTTGTGGTCCGGGCGAGGCCGCGTCGATGGCGGGAGGGGTAGGTATGTTGATACCAAAATAAAATTTTTGTGTAAAAGTAAATTCACTATAAATGGTGCCGTCGGTAAGACTACCAGCAACCTTAGTATAAGGTTCTAGTTTAAGTACACCAGAATTGTCCAGTGGGTCATCAGACGGTATTCCAATCATTGTTTTAAGGGCGTTTGCTTGTTCGTCACCCTCAGTGCCGTCGCCAAAAGCATCCAGTACGTTATATAAAAATGGGCCTGATGGACTACTTAGATTAACAATGAAATTTCCATTTGATTTGTTAGCAGCTGCCATGGCGTCATCAAGATCGGTTTGGCTCGCAACGTTGCCTAGATCTTCAGGTATTAGCTGATAAGATTGTTGGCCTGTCAAGGCGTCGATGGACGCACGCATTGTTTTAAATTCGTGAGAAACAGCGTATATTGATAGTCCATTTTGTGTGCTTACCTGAAGTTTATGTTTTTTTAGTGGATTATGTCCAAAGTCATTGGTACGTTTATAATTTACTCTTGCGGTTCCTTTGGTTATATTTGCTGCGCGGAAATTCAAAAAACTATTGCCTAAATCAGTGTTGCGCTTTAGATCCTTGTTTTCATCTGCTGAAAATAATACTGGAAAGTCGCCTTGGCCATCGAAATCCCGAAAAATAATGGGATTGGATTCTAAGGAGCCGACCTGGGTGTTCTGTAAACCTAAAGATTCAGGTGTAATCTGAGTTGTACTGAGCGTTGTTGTTGGTGCAAGTTCTTTTAAAAGTCTGTTTGCCCGCCGGTAGTCTTCGAGTGGATAAAAATCTTCACCGCTATATTTAAGCGATGGCGGATCCGTATTATTAGGGCGTTTTTTAGCCAACACCACATCGGATGGATCATTAAAAAGATAAATAAAATTATTGTATTGTATGCTTTTTAGTATTTCTTCTTCACCAGCCATTTATTCACCCTTAAAATAGTTTTGACTATTAGTTTTGATTATTTTCTATTGTTTCATTGTAGTCGATAATAATTTGTGCCGCCTGATCATCTGAAACACCATACTGAAGAACCAAATTAGCTAGTTGATCATCTTCGGTGGTTCCAAACGCCGAACCTGCTTGATTAGAAGTTCCATCTAAGATTGCTTGTAAAAATATATTATATTCTGTTGTGGCAAATTCTTGCATGTTCTCTCCTTTAAATAGTTAAATTTGAACAAAAAAGCTCATTTCTCGAATGTCAACTTAAAATACGAATGCATTAATGGCATTTTAAATTCATTGACTAAGTTTTTATTAATATAGTTTGATACGTATGGAACAAGTCGACAGATTAAACTCCGAGGGTCGCCGCTCCCCCCGGCAGATTTGAGAGTAGTGATGACTTGATTATTTAATACCCTCCATTTTGGACGTTTTAAATTTGTAATTTGCTCTGAATAAATACCTTCTTCTGGCACTGAGTATGGGCTGCTAGAAGTGCTTTTAACCGGTATTTCAACTTGATATGATTCAAAACCGCTTAAATATTCAACGCGAACTATGTTTTGATGTATAAACCAAAATTGAGAGAGTCTAGCAGGGTTAATCCTACTGTTGGCTATATACCCCTGACCATTGCTCATGTAATTTTTAAACACTGTACCCGCTGGATCTTTTAGCGACAAGCAGAGAACCTGTAAAGGAGGATCTTGAAAATTTGTGGTATCATCAAAAGGATCAAAATTGTTTTTTGACATAGGAAGTACAAATGATTTAAGAGATTCACCCGGCCCTAGTTTTGTCATGCTTTTTCTAGAAAATAAAGCGGTTAAGAGATTGATTTTATTTTTATTAATGTTTGACGCTACTGTTTGAAGAGTAAATTCAGGGCCTACCTTGAACTTGTTACCCTTAACATCACCTAAAAAATTACTAGAATTATCTGACGGATTAAGCAATTCTTCGCTAAAATCTTCTGAGACTGTAGTAATTTGAAACCCCTCTTGGACAATGCTTGGTGATTCGGATGATGCTGACTCTGGATCTGTTGTAAGATCAAATAAATTTGTGCCATCTTTATTTAAAATGGCCACCAAGTCTGCCGTTAACATTTCGCTCAGGTCCGCCGGGATTGTTGCGTAATAACCACCTTGGCTTTCAAATATTTCTGATTTAAATTTAGATATGGCCGTTAAAATTGTTTGATGAGTAAAATATTCAGAATCCTTATTAATACCAGGTAGGTGCACAAATGACTTGAAAGCTTCAATATCGAGTCCTGGTCCACATAAGTAAGAATATAAAGAATCTGAAATTGTTTGTTGTTTGGTAATATTAATACATTCAAAAGTACCGCCTATCGAATTGGTAAAAGATTGATCGGGTTGAATTGATAAAACTTGCCTAGCTAACTGTTGTACTGCTAACTCGTAATCTGCAACTGTTATTTCTACAAGTCCAATATTGCCACCAGTGGAGCGACGGCCTTTGTAATCTGCTGCTGCGCTATTTGAATCAATAAGGCCAGTAAAATCATATCCGTGATCATGTATTTTTATTTCTTGTACATCTGATTTAAGTGATATTATTTTTTGTTGACTGGTGCTCACAGAGGTAGTAACTGCTTCAGAATAATCACTTGGATTTGACACAGTTGTTGGCTTTACGCCAAACGTATCTAGGATATTTGTTAGATTGGATATCATTAAATTCAAAAAGTTATCCAATATTAATAATTTTTGTATATTTGTAGTGCTCAAATCAGCTAAATTTAATAAATAGCTTCTGAACTCAGCAATAAAATTTCCGCCGAAGTCTCGTCGCGAGAAGTTTTTTGGGTTATATAGAATTATTAACAATATATCAAAAGGCAAACTGTCGAACCCAGTTGGATATATGGCGCCATCTTCTTTTTCAACAGCGAGGCCATTATCTATTAAATTTTGTATTGTCTGTTGTTTTATGTTTCCAGTGGTATTATCAAAACCCACAAAAGAATTATCTGTGGGTGTGGTTTTAGCATATTTTAAGACATAGCTTAAATATCCTTTCATTAGGTTTAATACCTCCAGAGCTGCTTTAACATACGAGCTTCCAAAATCATAATATTCAACAACTACGGAATATTTATTAGTTGTTAAAAGAGGATCTGCCATTACATGCCTAAAAGAAAACTTATCATAGTCATTTTTTTCAACAGCGAAGCCATTATCTATTTTTTTAGGCAGTATAATATTGCGTTCATTTACTAGAGTAAAACTAATTGTGTTTGAATTACCAAGCGAAGTGTCTTTCGCTGACGATTGACTTGTGGTTTGTTGCTGAGAACCGGCGAGTGTTCCTAAAAGCTCATCATCCTTATAAACCTGACATCTAAGTAATGCGTTCTCTGGTAGAAAGAAAGCAGCTACCTGATCATAAAGGTTAGCCCCTGGGAAATACTCATCTAAACTCTTAGCGTTGTCGAGTAAAAAAGAAAAAGGAGATTTGTTTAATATCACAGATGATTTATCAACCACAAAGGACCCATAGACTTCACCCGTTGGAGATTGTGATAGATACAAGTCACTTATAAACTTTGTTTTTTGTTTAGTCAGATTTTTATTGATCGCACTACTCTTATATGGAGAGATAAAAGAGTATAAGTGCTCAAGTGTTTTGGTAATGTTGGTGATATTTTGTTGTACTTTTTGTTTTATTCTATTATCAACAAATCTAGAATTCTTTACTATTGAATAATCTAGAAACGGATGCGGCTGGTTTGAATGATAGCCACCCGCCATAAATCTGCCATTGTGTATGTGAACGCCGCCGGCCCAAACCTCTCCTGGGTTTCCAAACTGAGATAGCGCTGAAACATTGGCGTTTGATGGAAATTCAGCTATCCTAAATTGAATAGCTTGATTTTGTAAATTTTTATCTAGTAATACTATTTCTTTAGATACGCTTGATATAAGAGCAAAACCCCCATAGACTTCACTCAATGTATCCATCATAGAATCATCATAGTCTGCACCTGAATCAATATAGTCGCTCAAATGCATAGTAATTTGTATCGCAGTGAAACTAATATATGCTAAAAAATCAACATTTTTTGGAATACCCTCAAAAACAAACTCTGTAATTAGCTCATTTATTACTGTGCCGTCGCTTAAAATTTGTTTAGGCAGTATCTGGGTACCTGACCCTACAGTTTCGCCCTGATTAATAGTGTCGTAAACTTCACCAAACTGCCGCATTTGTGTTACTATCCCGTCATCCAGCGAATTTTCATAAACAGTCCCAAGAACTTTAGCTGCGAAGTCGGTTAATAATCCTTCCGACTGATATAAAAGCGTTGGGGTATAAAGCGTTTCCAAAAAGTCTTCGTAAACTTCTCGCGAGGTAATTTGATGCACGTAAGTTACGAAAGATGTACTGGAGTTTGATTCAAGAAGCTGTGTGATATCATCCTTGAAGGTACTGCTTTCTATAAACTTTGAAGATAAAACAACTGTGCTCATCATTGTATCATCAGGGACCATGCCAGTGAACTGAAGGTTTGAATCAGTTGGAGCGATTCCATAAGCACTAAACTTTTTGTTTGCATTGTTATAGCCACCGGGCTTAAGCTCACTATCTAGAGTAACGCTTTTTACAAAAACATTTGGCAGCAACCTCTCTGTAAAACTTTTTTTAGATATCATTATTCACAAACATCCTTTGTATCATCATCTTCATAGTATATATTTTGTTTGAATTGATTATCATCAATGCTTATGATTGGCTCATCTTCGCAATCAAACATCTTAGCTATATAAAATTGCTTTGTTTTGTCGATGCCAATTAATGGGCAAATTACCTCTGGATCAATTTCTTTATCGACAGCAATATCAAAAAAGTTTTCTACAGAGTTAGGAGCCACATATCCTTTGATAACATCCTCTAAAAATACATCTTTGTTTTTGTAAAATGGTTTTTTTATTAGCACTTCTTTACCAGTGATCAGATCTGTTGAAGATTCAAACATTTCAACTTCAAAGTTTTCTTTTTCAAAGAAAGTGTTTGACTCTTCTAGTCTAATCACTAAAAAATCTTGTAAAGTTTCAATTGAACCTCCGTTTTCGAACTGTATAAAATCTATTCTATCAACCGTATTAATTTTAGATGGTGCGATTGTAGGGTCAACTTCTCCGACTAGGTTTTCTGGTTCATTTATAATATTATAAGCTTTTGAGTTTCTTTTTATTTTATATTCTAAGCTGGCGTTTAATTGAGGTATGTTATATTCCAAAGTGCCTTTTGACCCAGAGATAGACAGGCTATCTGTAGATGATGAAAGCTCTGTTTTTAAGAAACTTACATTCCAAGCTGGGGCGAAGCCCTTTGAGGAGTCATATTTGCCCATAGGCTGCAGCTTTAAAGCTTCTTGCATAGGTTCAGGTGTTGACCCTATAACATTTAAAATATCCACCTCAGTCAGACCAGAGGCTAATGTATAATTAGCAGAATTAAAAGATTCAGGATTAAATACATCTTGCAAAAATTTCATGTTATCATCCATAAGATTGCTAAGAGGAAATCTTTTATTAATATAATCTTCCTCTCGTCCTGAAAGTGATTTTTGTGCGGCCATTCTTGGAGTCTCATTTAAAATTCTTTCTTGAATATCATTTTGATCTTCACTTGAGTTGTTCGCAAAGGCAGAATTATATATAACGTCTTGATCAAAAAAAGCGTAAAACTTTGGATCTAATTTGCCTACAGATAACAAGAATTCACCATATGGTGTAAGCTGCAGGTCAAGTACTTGTTCTTTTGGGTCTAAATAGCTCATTATTAATAATTAGAACCTCCTCTGCCATGGTTCGCGATTAGCCGCCAAAATATCCTCCACCTGGAGGCGTGAAGTTTCCTGGTCCAGTATCAAGCTCCGTTGTCGTTTCTGGAAGACCAAATTGAGTTCCAGAACCGCCACCGGTGTTTTCATTGGCCGGCGCAGCTGGAAGGGCGGCGCCTGCGTTGCCTTGTGAACTCCCCGCAGATCCGATGCCTTGTGCGGCTGCTGCGATCTGGCTCTGCGGTGAGACTGTGGGTTGTGGACTGGTTTCGGGCTCATCTGCCTCATCAATTGGAGGTGGTTCTGGTGCAATTTCTGGTATGTTAACTAAGTCTGTTTTAGCCTCAATAACCCCAGTGCCCTCGGCTACTTCATAACCGCCTGGTTGTTTAATCGGTTCAGTGCGTTTGTTTTCTACATTGGCATCTATTTTTCCTAATTCAATTAAACTAAAAAAGTCGTATGGCCAATTGTAGCTAAAGGATGGAACTATTTTTTCATTTTCATTAAACTTAAAATTAAATTTAAATTTATCATCGTCAACCGAATTAGCAGTTTTTTCAAAATAGTTCGTTGCTGATTTTTGTTTTACTTTAAAAACAACCCAGCGGGTGCTTGCTGGAAATCTATTCATGATCGAGCGAGGAGGCCCACCGAAATCTTCACCGGGCGCGGACGGAAGAATATCAACCGGTAAAGTAGCTTTTGCTGTTTTAGCTTTTCTTGCTATATTTGGACTTAAATTTTGCCAAATATTACTTAAATCAGTTTCGCTCAAATCATGACTAAATTCAAAAATAAACATCGCAAATGGCTTTATTGAGTCATTTGTCACAAAGTCAAGATGCGGAGGGATAACAAATCTCTGCATTTTATCTACCATGTCCACAATAGACTTATCAGGGCTAAAGTTGCTTTCCACTGATGTATTAACACCTTTGTTTTGTTTTTTAACAATTTCTTTTGCTGTGTTTATAAAACCCAACGGTATCGGAAACTTTGATACTTCATTGTTTTCATTAATATAATGAGGAATAGCGACTATCGCCTCAGATATTTTCTTCACGGGAGCCACTCGACCAAGCTTAACTTTTGTTGTTGGAAGGCCAAGCTGTAAAGCCAGAGAGCCAGTCATCGATGGTGTTGCTTTCTCGGCCGAGTCTAGATCTTGTATTTGGAAATAAATTCCGTCTTTCCCCTTGGGTTTGACGCCATATTGATGCCACATGCCTTGAGCAACCGAAGCAGATCCAATTGTTGGAAGTGTAACGTTCGCATTCTTAAAGTCCAATATCGGCGTTTCCCATTTTGGTTGGAAAGTCAAGGCAAAACCAGTTTTGTTTGCATCTTGATCAACTTCCAGCGGGTTGCCATCAGCATCAGTAGTTACTGAAAACTGCTTGCTTAAAGAGAGATCGAAACTAGCGGTCATAACCATGGCGTTTTTAGTTGCCGTAGATGCGGCGCCGGCAACGGGCACAACAAAAGATCCTGGTTCACACGGGAAACCAGCTTCACCTAGCATTGATCTTTCATAAGATTGAGTTAATTGATCTAATATAATTGGCAAACTGTGGAAATCAGAATCAACTTGTGGCCTAAAAATATATTCTATATGAGAATATCCATTGTAATAAGGCGGCGTAAACGGTTCAAAGGACGCGCTTCCGTAATTTCTTCTACCACTAGGGATTGCAGCAGCTCGTGAATTGCTAGTGTTTTGCGCCAAGTGAATACTTGCAACAGGAGGTCCAAAAGATGATCCATAGTAGTCAGCTACTTTATTATGGTCGCCGGCAATGGCTCCAGTTTGAGCGTACATAACACAAGTTGGCGGATTTAAATCATAAGAGGCAGAGAAATAGTAGCGAGTGGCACCGGCAGAAGATGCTATTAAATCTCCAAGTAAGTCATCATACTCTTTTTTACTTTGTATTCTACCATTAAAACAAACTAATCTCATCCTATACTCTTTACCTACTTGAAACCCCTGTGCTTTGGTGTCCGGATCAAACTGTGAGGCGAAATTACCGTCTGTATCACTAAACTTTGAAGAAATCGTTGACATCTGCCCATCTGGTAAGAAAAAGTCAATGGTTGACGCTAAAAAATTATTCATAGCTAGTTTGTAATTGTCTTTTCCTGCTCCTGCTAATGATGCTGATATATTTAGACTAGCAGAGGGGTGCGGTTCATTATCTACAAAAAGCTTGTTTCCAAATTCGCCTTCAGGGTCCAATAAGGCTTCAAAAGGGACTCTATAGTTAAAATCCGTGGTGATTCTAGGAACATCTATTAAATAAGAGGCTGATATTCTTTGGTTTGGCGCACCAGTAAAAGCCACGTCTATAGCAGAACCGGTATGTACCGGATAATCGACTGCGATTCCAGATTTAATACTATTATAAAGTATACCAGGAGCAAATAAGGGTTTCCAAACTGGGTTAATGGCGCCGGCTACCGCTGGGTTAATCAGATCTCCAACATCAAGTTTACTCGGTGTTGCGTCGAAGCCGGCTATTAAATTGCCCTCAATTGCAAAACTGGAGGAATAACTTTCCCAAAAAAGTTTAGCTACCTGAACTGTTCGATCTGCTGGATAAAAACCATCATAAGGTAAAAACTTTAACACCGCATCTGCGGATAGTGTTATTCTAGATGGTGTTGATTTATCTCCGTAAAAATCACTTACAATTGAAAATGTTTTTAAGAAGTCTGTATGGGAGTACGTGCTAGCAAAGCTACCAGTACCACTTCCTTGTATTGCGGCGCCTGTTATTTCTAGAAAATCCTTCGAGCCTAATTTATCTTCAACAGGTTTTGTTAAAAAGCCTTCAGGAGCTTCATTGAGATAATAGTCCATGTGCTCAGATATTCTAAATTCAGGAATCAAACTGTGATCTTTAGCAATTCTTTTAATATCATCAACATATTCATCATAAGTATCATAAAATGGAGCCAGTCCCGACTGTTCTCCGGCTTCCCATTTAGTGTCACCAAATTTATATTCATGATCCGGATCAGTTGGAATTATAGCGGCCACTCTTCTATTGTATTGAGGCAGCAAATGCATTCCAGTAATATACTGAAAGTCCGGTGGAGGTGGATTTGGCTCACCAAAAAAAGAAAAGAAACTAGAGCCACCGCTGCCAGTGACAGAAAAAAGGCCGCCGGTTACAGCAGTATATACTGAATATGGATAAACACTATTTTGTAAAATACCTGCCGCGTCACTAGAGGCAGATACTGGTGGTCGAAGTATGTACAAAACGTCGGAGTTTGGTATATAGTTGAAATCACCTTCCCCAGTGTCAATTTTAATCCTACCAGGAGAATTTGTCACAAAATCATTTCTAGCGTCTAAAGGCCAAATACTAGCTGTTAAAGAACCTCCATCGACAAAAGGCTCCGAAGTAGGGAGCGAGGCGAGCTGCGTGGTAAATGTTCCTAAAAATGGTGATGATGCTTGGTTCGGAAACCCATCCGTGGGGCGGACCACAGTGCTTACTCCACTATTATGCCTCTCTTCACGACTATCTCTCCAGAAGCCATTTTGATAATTTTCTCTTTGTCTTACTTTTGATAGATAAGTGAACTGTTCTCTTGGATAGACTGTTTCTCTGGTTATATAACTTTGTAAATCTTTTATTGGATTCAGTTTGTCAACGCCTTCAAAATGATCTGTCTTAAACAGGTAGTAGTTTATTATGTCTAACGTTTGCTGTTCTGTTTTTATATTTCTCTTCGGTGACAAAAGCTTATCATCCAAGTCAATATCATCAATTTCGTGATCAGTAAAGAAGCGAATATTGTTCATATACGAGTGATTAATTTTAACTAATTCGCCCGGGTTATCGACTGTAATGGGAGCGGGGCTATAAGTGACGAGATGGGTTAACTGCTTATATTTACTCGTTATGGGCGGCTCAATAACAGAATCTATTGATGTTAAAGTATTTGTTTGACCATTACTTCCAACCACTTGAGAGAAGTTTAAGAAGCTCAACCTATTTTCTTTTCTGTGAGTGCGTACCACAGGGTGGCCACTCTTTCTATGAAGTTTCCAGTTAGCCCCACCATATGGACCATTTCTATTTAAATTAATCGCATTTAACAGGGCAGGTCCGCCAGCAACTCGAAAGACGCCTCCCATCATGAATCCCTCGATCCAGGCGCCGCCCACGAACCGCCCGTCAATGGTATCCGGATTGATATAGTTAAAATTTCCTCTAAGGTACTCATCGCCTACGCCAAGATCTTCAACGGGAGTAAAAGTGAGACTTGGATACCCTAAAGTGTTTTCACTAGAAGAAACTGGCTCATTAATAATGGAATTTAATCCAACAAAGTCAACAAAGTATGTAGACTCACGAAGAGCCGTTTGTATACCAAAGGATGCCGTAGCTGGAAGGAAATTTTCATCGGCCCCCCAGAGCAGTATCTTATTGGGGAAAGTCTCAGATGTACCTTGAAACCGTCGAGTGTATGCAACATGATCCCCTTTTTCAATAAAAGTCAAATCGGTAGACGCAAGACTAGCGTTACTAAAATCTGGTTGTTCAAATCCATAAAGCGCAGAACCAGTGTAGTTGTTGACTAGACTCGCTGTAATCCAAGCATATTGCACATCTGTCTGTGGTATCTGGTGCTGGACAAAGAAATTATCATTTTTTGTAACTGTTAAATAATTGTCATCAGCAACATCAGTCGATCCACTAAACAATATTTGTTTTCTTGCGTTTCTATTAACTTTATGAAATGAGCCTGTGCCTTGATAAGAGGCTCCACTTCCATCATCTGGATCGTGGATAGAGGAAGAACCGCCAGGGTAAGCTTCTTGTCTATCATGAAATTCATTATACAAGGCAAAGTCTGCTACAGTTCTTGCGTCACTAAATAATCCAAACTGATTTGTGTGATCAGTTAAAAGCTCTTGTAAGGGTTGTCGCACAGACAAATTTCTAAAAGGCAGCGCATTGTAAACACTAAATTCTGCGGCAGCTACATCTAGCATACCTTCGGCCATCGTAGAGGGATCACCTGGAGCTGAGAAACGATTTACAATGATCGACTTGTTAGATCCAGTTAAGTCACGGCGAGGCAACGTAAAATCAACAATATCAGAAACCGTAGTTGACTCAGTGCCGCTAGTGGGTAAGAGTCCATCAGATTCTGCCAAATAGCGATTATTCATTGAACGACCATTAGTCATTACAATTTCGTAAGTATTTGTGTAATTTCCTATCTTTGTTACTGCGGCTGCGTCGGTGCCTTGAGCGAATGAAGTTTCTGAGTCTATTTCAGCAGCGCCCGTTGTTTGCTGAATATTTTTAATGTTTACCGGTCGCTTTGCGTACTCCTCTCTGAAATAAACAGATTTTGGATTATGCGGAGAAACATTAACCAAATCCAGAGCATCAGCTGAAGCAGTCAGGCGCCAGCCCTCTAATCTTTCACCTTCACCTTCAGGCTGCTCATTGTCTACTGTAAAGTTTGTCATTACATGACGATATGAGCGGCCGCCTACATATTTTTCTGTAAATGGCCCCTGCATTGGAACGTCTTTAAAGGGACCGTAACTGTCGTGATGTAGGTTGGTTATAGCTAGATTTGCTTGAAAATCAGCTAGATCGGCCATGGCCGGATTGCTTGTGACTGAGGAACTATAAAAACTAAATGGAAATACCAGATCACCTTTAAATATCTCACTAAAGTTTTCTTCACCGTCAATAGCTACCCCGGCAGAGAATTTAAACTTTCTTTTGCCCTTATTTAATTCTAAGTTGTCCTCGCACTTTTTAAAGGATTCAAGATTTGAATCAGGTGGTTCAATTGAGATTAGGCCGCCTTCACCGGGTAAGGATGGTGTGGGTCGCTTTCTAATTGAATCCCAAAAACCAACTTTCTTATTTTGATATCCATTACCACCGCCATGTATTTGGGGTTGATTTTGCGCAGTGGCCTTATAAGGTCGGGCAAACCTGCGCAAAGCATATGTAGATCCTTGATATGTTCCACTTGACCCACTTAGGTTTGGAAGTGTCGCGTTACTTTGATTGTTGATAACATTAAGTATTTCTTGTCTATCAGAATCAACAGCTGAATCTCCACTGGTTACAACAGTGCCTCTTTCTACCCTCTCTTTAAACCAAACACAGTTATCATCTTGGTGTTCATCATCAACTGTAACCCCTACTGGGGCGTGACCCTCTTTCCATGGATACGTAAGTTCACTAATACCAAACAGAGAACCCTCTGGGTCACTTTGCTTAAACTCATAAGTTGGAAATTTTGACTCGTATTTGTTTCTCTCTAAAATATGAGATTCGATAATATTTCTTAGCGGCCTTTCATCTAACCCAGAAGACATTGGAGCTAGTTTTTGAATCATTGCAGTTACCGCTAAGTCAAACCACTTAAAGTACTCCATGTATTTTTCAATATTTGGAGTATCCATCCTTTCAAAGAACAATTGTCTTAATGTGTTAAGTGCTTTATATTCACTACGATATCTATCTATTGGTCGACCAAAAAGATCAGCAAAGCTAACCACCGTTGACATAAATTTTAACATCTCCTCAGAAATGTTTTGATATGGACTCTTTTCTATATATAAGTCAAAAAACGTTGGTCGAATATCTCTATAATAATATATATCATCATTAGTTAGCACTTTAACAGTGTCTTCGTTACTTATCGTCTCTGGTAAATTTTGCTTAGAAGTAATAAAATCATCTTTAAATATAACATCAGTGCTATTAGCAGCAAATTCAAAACCAAGACCAGTAAACTGTTTATTGGAAATGTTGTTTAAATAACCATACCTAGATATTTGATCATTTGAACCAGAAGTTAGATCTTCAACTATAAAATTTCCAGCGGAGTCGGAGCCAGTCACAGTGGAAAAATCCCAATGTAGCAACAAAGTTTCTTTATTGGGTATAAAAACCTCATTTAAAGATTCATTAAATAGAAAAGCATTTTGTTCCGGATTTTTAATGCTGTAGTTTGTTGGATCCGAAGCATGTAAGCTTAAGTCCTCTTTGGTTAATTTATTTTGCCAAACTCTAAAGTTGTTTACTTTTATATCTGACTGCTGAAGCAAAGCACCAGTAAAGTTAGTTCTATGTGCTCCAACAAATGTTCTTTTTGGAGAGGCTAAGAACTTAGTTGCCTCATTTGCTGTGATTGTGCCTGTTACCGTAAACTCATTTATTGTTTGTTCTAAGACTTTTTGAATACCAGTAAATTGAACAACGTAATCGGATGTCGAAGTGCCGTCTACTTGGGTAGCATTCGGATATGCTTTTGAATATAAAGAAACCAAAAAACTCCAATTTGAATCATTATACACTTCATCAACGTATGAAGAGGACAACTCTGGGATAAAACCTCCCAATGTCCCTGTTAATACGAATTTTGCTTTATTAGAGAAAGTTTTAGACTTAATTGCTTTAACAACAAAGTTAGCATAGTCGTTGGAATTCCAAGTTGTACTTTCTGGTTCTGTGTCTATGGCCGTGTGCATACCAAAAAGACTGGAAGTAATAAATAAGGGATAATTATATGTCCGCGAAGTGGCGCCCTGTGCTAAGGTATTGTACTTTGATTCATCGACTCTAATTGGAAATACTACATTAGCTTCAACAGAAAACGGCAAACCAGTCTCAACTGAACTGGCAGGATCAAAATTCTTACTAGCTGATATAAATGTCCTACTGTTAGGATTTAAGCTACTAGAGTATTGATAAACTGAGGCATTTGAATTGTTAATTGTATTAAAATTAATTAGTTTCAGTTTGCTTGAGATGGAACGGTGGTTGTCTTCTAAAATAAAATCAACACTATTGGCATAATAATTTAATTTATATATCTGATCATCTATACCGAAACAACGAATAAGGTTTCTAAGTGATTTTTCAGTCCCCTTTGATTTATTAATAAAAGTCAAATTATTATAGATGTTTTTATAAATTATATTTTTAACATTTGAAATTTTTTCAGTGTAAATGCTGTTGTTATCTCTGTTTTCAAAATATTCTAAAGCTTCTATCGCATTAAATATCTCTGGCGCTATAAAGCCTTTTGACTCCAAAATTCTACTCATGAAAGGAGTTGGTTTAAAAGAGCCACTAAAATAATCAGTCTGGCTTAGTTGAGGCACCGAGTCCATCATGTTTGACACATTGTCAAAATAGCTACTTATTATTTGAGTTAGATTCCATAAAGAATTTGATATTATACCATCGCCATCAGATTTGCTGGTTTCATGCTCTTCTAAAATCCATGATGGTAGAGAATAATAAATTGTTGATGGATTTGTATAATCATACTCTTTACCTTCTTTTCTTTTTTCTTCCATAAAAGAAAAAACTTGTGGATGAAATGAATATAATATCGGATCTTGAAACTCTGTTGCTGTATAAGATGTCAACCCAGATTCATTAATCGCAGAACCGGTTTCTCTGGAATAGACACTTGAATATCCAACCCAACTGCCATTACTAATTCTTCCAGAGTAATCTAACACTTTTGAATCTGTTTCTATTTTCTCTGTGATACCTTCATTAAATTTATAGTAAAGACCTAAATGGGTATTTGCCTCATCAGTGTTGGTACCCCCGCCGACTTGATCAAACCATCTAGTTTGGATTTGGCTTGAATTTCTCCAGACTTTCCAAAATCTAAACTCATCTAGAGAGCCAGAAAGCTTACCCCAGCCTTTGGCGGCCTGTGGTTGGATAGTGGTACCCGATGGGTTTGTAGCTAAAGCACCAATTGTTCCAACAATTGTTCCACTAACATAATCTACAGTTGTACCTGTTGTGACATTATGATTAAATTTACCGTCAACAAAAAGGTCAACTGAGACATTTGAATCGGTGTTTTTAAATCTAAGTGAGTAATGATGCCAATTGTCATCAGCAATAGAAGCGGTCGTCAAAGAGGCGCCAATGTTTTGTTTTGATATGCCGTTGGTACCAGACATATAAGTCACATAAAAAGGAGATAAAGTGTTTGTATCTGCGCCATGGCCAGACATCTCAACCGTAAGTCTTCCGTAATCAGCGCTTGAAGAAATTGAACTTGTGGTGAAGATATCAAAGATAACCTCTGTTTGGGTAGCGTCAGTATCAAAAGCGGCTTTTTTAAGCCAAAACTCTACTGTATTTCCATCGTTTCCACCTATCTTTAGGTTACACTCTCTATTCTTTGATAAATCATATATGTTAGCATTTTTTCTATAGTGTGCTTCACCGGTGTCTGGATCAATATATATTTTATTTCCCTGGCCGGGATGAGGACCTCCATTGAAAGAAACATATTCATAAGTTCCAGTACCGGCAGCGCCATAAGAGCCCCATATACTATAATTTGTTGAGGTAGCTGTAGCGGTGACACTAGTGTTAGAGAAAACTGCGTAACCAGTGGTTCTTGGATATCCATTCTCAAAAAGATATAAATCTAGATTAGATGAAGAAAGTTCCCAAAGTATTTTTTCTTTTTTAGAGCCATCATAAGGATAGGTTTCGTAAGTTCTTTTTATTGAATCATAGTAATATTTTTCTGCAGATCCAAATCTAGCAAAATTGGCCGGCTTGGAATAATCTATGAGCGGGACAAACCTATCCCTGTCCTCTATAAACTTTTCTATAAATTCTGCTGATTCCACGCCACTAGAGGTTAAAGAATTAACCGCGGTGCCTCCGAGATATTTATAATTTTGTTCTTTAAATAAATCTTTTAAGGACATATTACTCTACTCTAAACCTAAACCTTTCTGGTTGCTCAACGTAGCTGCCATTAATTAAGTAAGAAAAAGACAATTCGTATACAGTATCAGTATCGAACAAGTTCATTTCTAAATCAAAGTAGCTACCACTCGTATCATAAGATAGTCGAGTGTGGTTTAGGGAACCAGTCCCAAATGGAATAACATCTAGATCGTCGCTCACTCTAGTAAAGCGATAGTAAGCATTGTCAACTATACTTGTTTCTATTTCGTTATTCGCTACTGTATAAATAGTCGGAGACCAATCTTTTTGACGAGTGTAAAGTCTAAATCTGACCTTTTCATCTCTACTATACGTCGGTCGTAAGTTTGTGACTTTAGACACGTATCTCTGATCGAAGTTATAATTTTGACTATTGAATGTCTGTACTTTAATGGCCGAGCCAGTATGGTATTCTACTGAAGCACTGTGCCATACATCAAATATTGTTGTTATGCTCGATGAAGCATAAGCAAATGAACACGAGTATATACCGGTTTCTACATGAGATCCTGTTATATTAAGATCTCCGGAGGCCACCACACCACCGCCTTCAGGTAGAAAAAGTTTACTTCCAGATGGTTCAGTACTGCCGCTATATATACTAACTAATATATTTCCTGTCCCAACTGCTGGAATGTCTGTTAGTTGACCTCTGACTACATTGTAAAGATAAAGATTCATTAAGTTGTCAGATGCTGGTACTAATGATGAACTTAAAAAGAAATCACCGCGATTATCTTTTTTTGTGTCGTCAAACCTTGCCTCAATGACTGGACGCTTATGAAAAAATTGTGAACCACGAGCGAAAAACATTTTAGTGTAAAACGAATCTGTTGCCGTTTCATCTGAACCCGTCAGGCGAACTCCAAAACCAAAGTTGTTTAACCCGCTACTACTAGGTCCCTTAATCCAATCTTCAACTAAGTGACTTACATCTATTTCTAGATCTTCAAAACCTGTGTCAAAAGATTGAGTAAAAGTATATTCTGCGCTATCAACATAGCTGCCACCTTCAACATCAGTTCCGCCGGTGAAACTATTTACAACGAAAGAGCCCATGCCTGAGTCCTGTGTGTTCGTTTTGTTGCCTACGGTACCAGCAGTATTCTGGGTTACAAGAACATTATTACCTGTCTTTGATGCGGTAAAGCCGATATTTGTGCCGGCATTAATCCGTGCAATAGTTTGATCTGCGGTGGCTCCCGCATCACCCCCGGCCATACCGTCGATACCAATATTGATAGTGGTACCAGGAGTATACGCTGTAGTGTTTGCCGATACATTCACACCTGTCACAAACTTATATGTTGTTGAGATTCCGGCAGCGTCTGTCAATGTAAACGTCCCCGCAGTAAGCAATTCCTTCGCTACGGTTTCAATTGAGGCAGTAGCTCTACCGGTAATATCTGCCCAAGGAACACCGCTAGAAGCAGAAATATAGTTTGACGCATCTTCATCTGAGTATTCTTCCATGTCAAGACCAAGACCTTCATTCCAAGATTGAGATATTGGCTGAACCAACAGGGTGTAATTTTTTGGTGTAGTTTGTGTATGTTCTGCGTCATACATTTTTAAAAAGAAGTTAACACTACCAGATGCCGGGATAACGCCCGTCGATCTATCTGAATTTATTGCCGCTGTGTCAAACTCAATTAGTACTCGCGATAGTTCTGAGGATAACCCAGTACTTGAGCTAACCTGAGCGTAAATACTAAAAACCTCTAGGATGTCAGACTGGCCCATGTTTCCGCTAACGCCGCGGGTTTGCAAACTTGATTTAAAAGCGTTTGTAATCGTATTATCTTTTGTAGCGTAATATCTTTTAATTCCCATTATTTAATTGTCCCTATAATATCATTATTCGGAAATTTAATTTCAAAAATAGAATCTGATGGACAAGTAATGAATCGACCATCGGCGGATAAGTTATTCTCGGCAATAAAACCTGTATCAGCATGTAGCGGCCCGGTTTTTGTTAACACGCTTACTTCAACCACATCTAAAACTAGCGCAGAGTTTTTTAATACACTAAAAATATCTGTTATCGAAAAGGACTCTCCGATTTCATAATCTCTACGTCTCGCAAAAAACACACTCAAATCTCTCTTCGATGTATCTATGGCTCTAAATTTATCAACATCTGGATAGGCAACTATTGTATAAAATAACGAAAGATTTATAATGTTTGCGTCCAATATATCAATTGAGTCATTAATCATTTTATATCTAGAGATGTGAGATTTTAAATTATTTTTTATAGTTTGATTGGCTTTTTGAAGCTTTCCATCGGCGCCACGAGCCATTACATATAAGTTTATATTTCTTTGATTGAAAGAATCAGAATCTTGTTGTGCTGAAGCTTTAGATATTGACCCAAAAGAGCTGGGCATATTATAGGCAGCCGTTACTAAATCCTCTTGAGTCACTATTCTGTTCTGCATTGAATAAACACCAAAAGCCCTTTGTTTTAGTTCATCAGAGTTTGGCAAGGGAGCAGAGCCCACAAATGCTGTTTCATTTATAACCTCCAAACTGTCTTTTGTGTTTTGAACCAGTGTAATGTCTAATTCTAATTCATTTTGAAAGCTCATAATACTATCTCTGACATTTATAATACTATTTGCGGACGTATTCGTATTTTCTGTTGTGTTAACCCTATAAATAATAGTTAATGTAGTATTTGAAGGACTAATACCCAGACTATCACTTTTAACCAGCGCTGCTGGATCAAATGAGTCATCAGAAATATATTTTTTGCCGTGCTGATTAACCAACACTTTTGATGGGTCCAGTACCTCTTCGCTATCTTCATTAGTACCAAAACCAAACTGTAGAAACAGAGAACCTCTTTCTTTCGTTACAGTGTATCTTCTGGGTACAGCTATAGGTTTTAAAATGTTTGCTACAGTTGCTCGGTCTGGGCCAGTATTTTGTATCGGAACATAAATAATATTTTGAGTTAAATAATCTACTTCAAAATATGGATTACCTTCAGTGTCTACCACTGAAACTACCTCTGTTATATTTGTGCCGGGTAATTCCACCTTTCTGAATCTTTCATAAGCTCCTACCTCTATGGTACGAGTTAATAATTCTCCAGAAACAGCTTGACCTCTAGCCCTAATGACGTATGAAATTGGCACGGAGGTTTGGTTGTTGATTTGACCAGGCACTATCTCATTTTGTTCAATGTCTTTAAAATTAACGTCTTCTAGCAAAGTGTATAATTTTCCATCAGTAGTCGAAAATTTACTTCCGGCTTTTAAAGTGGGGGCGTAATCATAGTTAGGGGCGCCATTTGTACCTGCCGGGATTAATACAAAAAGTGTCAAAACACCAAATGATGCTGGTGATAAATCTGGCTTAAGCCCCAACTGTCTGGATATTTTTAATATATTGTCATACTCTGACGCAGTTGATAAAAAAGTTTCATTAACTTGATAATCTAGATAAAACGAAAGAATGTCACCAACATATGAAACAGTGTCCAACATCAGAGAACCAAAAGAGTTTACAGAAAAATCTCTAAATGTCTCAGGATAGTATCTTCTAGCATAATCAACTAGGTCTGATTTTATTGTTGTAAAATCTCGGCTTGTATAATTTATTGCTGGTTTTTTCTCTGCCATTTTTTTAAAAATCCCTCGTTAAACTTTAGTTAATTCATCAACAACTATTAAAGAATCACGTACATTGGTGCCATTTATCACATATATCAATTCCACAGACAAATTATTTGTGGCGCCTGTTTTTATGGCCAGCGCGTTATCACGCGAAATGTTTAAAGAAGTGATTGTAATCTCCGGTAAATAAATAGATACCTGTTGTCTTATTCTATCATCTATCAAGTATTCTGGAGATTGCTCAAATAGAAATCTTTTTAACCCAACACCATAATTTGGTATCATAATTCTTTCACCAGGAGAGGTATACAACAGCATTCTTAAATTTTGTTGTACTTTTGATTTTAGTGTTTTATGAAGCTCATAAAACAAGTCAGATGTATCTTGATTTAACGGTATAACAGCATCATAACCAAATGTTTTATTTTTACTTGAAGTTAAGGCCACTAAAGATTCTCCTTATCCATAAATAGTTTATAAAAACTATTTTCTTTTAGCGAATTTATGGTTATTCTTTATCCGGACAATCGTATGCTCCGGAGCCATCCGAACTGCTATCAGTTTCGGCAGCGGCTTTCGCTGCTGCTTTTTGAGGATTCATACCTTGATCGTCTTCTCCCTCTAAAAATTTAGCTAAAATTCCAAATGGAGTTAACGGCCCTGGGAAGAACCATGGAGTTCTCCAGGTTGGATCCGTCATATTAGCAACACCTTTTATTATTGCTTCTAAGAATAAAGATATCATATCTGGGTTTGAAAATCCAGGTTGAGCATAAGCATCGACATCAAAACTATTTTCGTATAAATTAGGATTATTTAATCTGTTTGAGGTGGCCGTGGCTTGTTTCATCCCTGTGCCCAAAGTTATAATTGTATTTTTGAAAATATCATCAAGCGTTGGATATTCTTTACTTAATATTTCAGTTACCATAATAGACACAAAAGATAACAGATCTTTATAATTGATTGAATCGAAGATAGGTTTTAAAAAGCTTTCTCTCAAGTCAAAGGAAGTCAGATCTGCGAATCCGCTAGCTGCATCGCCGGTTGGAATATCGTTTATAATCTTTGTTTTATATTCCTCCAGTGTGGATACTTCCTGATACCTGTAAGCCACAGGTAATTTAAAATACGTGGCGCCACCGTTCTCATGCAAAAAGTATTTTCTTTCTAATACAGATTGTATAAAACTTTGTCTATTTTTAGCACTCTCAAGAATAGTATCGCCTGGGAATAAATTTATATCTAAACTTTCCAATTTTGAAAATAAAGTTTGAAGACTGGAGGTAGTGGCTGGGGTTGTATCCACTTTTATTAATAAATTTAAAGTCTCATATCTTCCAAGCTTGTAAAAATAAGTATCTACTTTTTCGAGTCTGCCTTTCAAAAACTGTACTAAAGTGTCGTAATCCAATTCAGGACTTAGCGCTGTTAATTCAGCTATTACCTTTTTTGCCGAGTTGTCAGCGCCATCTGCTGCGCCGGGGTTAGCAAACAACAGTGACTTTGACACCTCTTCAGCAAAAGCTTGCGCGGCGACGAAAACTTGTTTAATTTCTTCCGCCTCCGAACTATTAATGGGTATCCTGCCTTGCTTCCTGGCCATAAGCATGATCAGTTTTTTTAAGCTTTCATTATTGTCATTATTTACCTCTCTATCTCCAATAGATATTGGGTTAAATAATGTTGACAAGCCTTCGTTTCCAGCATCGGTCCCATCAACCTCTAATCCAAATAGATATTTTTGCCAGATATAAGAAGTGTTCTGTATACTGGTGGATGATAACGAAGGTTCACTTTTAAAAACAGAAGGAGTTTTCTTCACGTCATCGGTGTCTGACAATTTGCCAACGATATTGCTCATATTATAAAAAGCTTTTGATTGTTGTAATTTATCCACCGGATAACTAGAAAATGTTTCAAATTCAGTCGAGCCTTTATTTAGGTAATAATTAATAGTCGCCACAAACTCTTTGTATTGTGATATGGCAGCTGCCTGCTCTTCTTGGCCTTCTATGTCAAAAATGCCAGCTTCTTGCAAGGCTCCAGCGACAACTGGTGTTATTACACCTGCGCTTTCAAGGAACTCTCTAGAGGGTAAAAGTGAGATAAGTTTATTTAGCTCTTGAGCACTTAAAGCGACTAGGCCGCCCTCCCCCGGGGCGAGACTACTTTTTTTACCTTGATCTTTGTTGTTGAATATCTCCAGCCCCCTCTCAATAAAAAATCCGCCATTTTGTAGTCTTGGGTTATCTGAATAAAATCCTGATGGAATTGTGATACGCTTACGATCCATATCTATAGAAAGTATTGATGGCGGGTCTAAAATTTTAAATTCAGGTTCGACTGGTAGTATGTTTTGTAACATATTTTGATAAATAGCCGTTGAATTTGGTTCAGAATACTCTTCAAATAATTCTCCTTCCGCGCCGGTGCCACCAATTTTTGTTTTGATATTGGATTGTTTTAATCGATCTCTGATGGCATCTTGTAAAATTTTCATTGAATTAAAAACATTATTTTTGATAACCTGAGACAATTGTAAATCGTCTATTTTAATATCTAAATCAGAAGACCCGACTAATAACACTGCCCTTTCAACAACCTCTTTAAACTCATTTGGCAATAATTCATCCATTCTTTCTCCTATTACTTCTGATAGGTATTTATAGTAAAAAGAATCGGCAGTGGTGGCGTTATCTGAAAAATCGGGTAGTATCGTATCGAGACCAAAGCTAGCAAAGACAAAGAAACTTTTTAGTAATTCATTAAGTACAACCACCCTCATTATTGCTTCATATATTGATGCGATGTGAACAATCTCAGATGGCGTAGGTAATACACCAAACCCTACTTGACACTCTATTCCTTTTGTTCTGCTTTCTGTTTTTTCAATTATATCATCAAAACTCAGAAGCGCTGGAGAGCATGTATTCTTCTTTGTCAATTGTAAATTGTTAAATATTTGCTTTTTAAACAAATCGCTTTGTGAAATAAATTCTGCGTGCTCAATGATTATTCTCTCTATTATGTCACCAAAAAACCCTATGTCTTCCTGTACAGTTTTCTGAATCTCACTACTGAAAGATGATTGATTTTCATTATTGGCGCCTCCAGTGCCAAATATTTTACCTTTTTTTAGCGGATAGGCGCTGCTTTGGCTGGATAGAGAGCTGTTATACACCGCCACCTCATTATCATCAAGAGCAGAAAACACTAATTTTGTTCCGTTTGGTGACAATCGACGATCTGCATCGTCTCCTTCTAATTCATCTACAGGTATCATGTAATCTTCATCATTAAAGCCTTGCGGTTTTAATTGTGAGGATGATGGAAGATATAAATAATAGTCTAACTGGCTATTTTGCCATGATGTTGATATCTTTAATACTGTGCTGCCATACAGACCAGTTTCAAGAGGAATTACTGTCAAGTTGTTTTCAGACCCTATTGAAGTAAAAACTTCATTGACTAATGGGGCCACCAATTTATTTTGAGTGGAAAGATATTTAACGTTTGCTTCTACACCTTCCTTATCAAAAGCAGGCTCTTCATTTTCCGTTGTGGGGTCTATACCATAAGTTTTGCTGAGAGCCCCGCCGATGTTACCTGCCATACCACTAGAGAAAATCTTTGAGACGGCAGATATTGAGTTTTTAGATATATCAAATTGCTTTGATCTTGTTAATGCTGTTTTAAAACCATTTATTTCTACTTCAAATGTTTTATTGGCGATTGATAAAACTGAAGCTAGGTGCTTTTTAGCAATATTTAATTGACTAGCATCTTGAAAAGAAGGTAATAATGGCTGTACCCCGCGGGCCGTTGCGTCAGGCCCACAAAAAACTTCAGGTGCTTCAGGAGACGTTAAATCTTTAATTGTATTTAATAGATCCTCCAGAAGATCCTTTTCTTGATTTAATAAATCATCAATCGCATCTTGTGCTGCTTTGTTTTTCAAATCATCAATATAAGCATTGTCGGTTGAGTCACACAGATCAGACAGCATTTTTTTTCTCTTTGTTAGATCCTCTATTCTTTCGTTACATGCCGCTTCATCAAAATTTTCAGCAAAAACATTAACAAAATTTTTAATTTTTTGTCGCGTGTCTAAGACTATTTTTAAAGGTGTGTATTTTCCAAGAGACAAAAGGCCATAAAGCAATTTATCAATAATAAGATTATACCTGAGATCTGTTGGTTCGCCAGTCATCAATACACACAACTCAGACAGCGTTAACAGGTCGGAGATATCTTGAAAGAAATCTTTAATTGATTCGATGTCTACATCGTCGGGGGCACCATTAAATGATATGTTGTTTATGAAATTAAATAAGTCGTCATAAACAGCATCGTCATTCTTATTTATTAATAAATCATTAATATTACTATCAAATGGTTGAGCTTGTGATGGGGCATTAGCAAAATCACTTTTACTTGATCCATCACATAAATACGCTAGCTCTTGTAATATAAAAGCAATTGCCTTCACTATAATTTGATCGACAAATAAAATAAGTTGTTTCAAGAGAGTATCAGGTAAGTTTCTTGTAAAGCCCAATATTGGATGACTTTTAAGACCTTTTTCAATCTGATTTAGTATATCTTTAACTGGATTTTCTAAAGCCTTTTTCGCTTGTTTTTCAGTCGGCAAAAGAGGATCACCGCAAGTACCCTCGGGTGTTAAATTTGAGATTGATTGCTTCGTGTATAAAGCCAACAATGTAATAGCTGCTGGTATAGCAGCAAATACCATGGCACAAATTATTTCTTTTGTGCCAACATTAGAATTAAACTGGGTTAGTAAGAAATCTTTAAAGCCCAATGAGTCATCTTCCACAGAGCCATCGAATTGATCAATTAGTTGTGCTTTAAATGCGGCCGCAACTGTATCAGTCGTAACATTAACATTTACATACCGTAGAATTTTCTGTAATTCTGCATCTGATAGGTTTTTCATAATCACATTACAAACAACCAAATCTGGAGCATCTGGTAAGTATTTTTTTAAACAATCAATTGCGAGATCAATAATTTGACTTAACGGGAAAACATTAAGTACAAAATCAAAAGCATCTCTGGTGGTCCTTATTTTATCGGCGTTTAAAAGAGCATTCAAAAAAGCAGAGTCGCTAACTTGTAGAAGTTTTGCTTTAACTTTTTTTGATATATCTGCTTTTTGTTTTTTTGTTAGTTCTCTTTTTTTTATATCCTCTGGAGTCAATTTTTTTCTTTTTGTTTCTGCCCCAGAATCATCGTCTTTTGGATTTCTTTCTTCTTTCGGAACAGGATAACACGCTACTTTTCTTAACTTATTTAGACCTAGAGGGTTTAAACCAAATAAACTAATATTATCTGGCCCAGCGAAAAATTGATCAGTTATTTCGATGCGGGGTTCATCAACAACTTGTTTTTGTAAGAAAATGATAGCTTGAAAACTCATTATTGAACCGGCCTCTTCCTCGCCAGTTTCAATATAATAACGACCACTTAAGAAAATATCTGAGGTTCTTTCAATCATTGTAAAAAGTGCTAAACCATCATTGGGTGATATAGTTACGCTCAATGTTTCGTCTCGAACGCTTCGATCAGAAAGCCTCATTCCCTCTAATTGATTTTTAAGATATCGGCCTACCTTTTTTATTTTGTCTTCTTCATGTGTAACAAAGTTTTCCATTATTTTTGACTTTAGCACAGTTTGAAAATCACCATAATTTTCTATTATTGCTTCAGCATATGCACTAGTAGTTATCTCTTCTATAGACCATATCTTCTTAATATCAGACAACGGAAACTTTACATTACAGTGATAGATCTCACCAGCTATATCTTCTGCCAACTCAGTAAACGACGGTGTACTGCCATCTTCACTTGTCGAGAACAATTGTATAAATTGAATGTTTTCAAAATCATAGCCACTGGGGGCTGTTGCTGCGATCCTATTATTAAATATTTCAATCGCAACATCATCATTTATTTTTGTAATAACCGGCTGTATATACCATCTTTTAAAATAGTTCATTATTCTTCTCTCTTTACGTTGTATAGAAACTTGGACTTGAGGGGTTTTTTGGACCCACTGCGTTACTGCTATTAAACGAAGTTACTGCTAATTGAAGTTTTTGCATTATTCCATCAACTTTTGCTGTGTATTCTGTTGACATCGCTTTCATACCAGAAGAAAGCAATTGATAAGACATATCGGTCTTACCATCATTAATGGCAAAAGGATTTCCAGCAGCAATCACACCTACAGATTGAATAGCGACACTGCCATGTTGATGGGTCATAACTTCACCATTAAATTCGATTTGAGTAGTCATAAAGGTATCCAAAATGCTATTTAATTCACTTATTTGCTCATAAATGTCTGAAATAACCTCTTCCATCTGTTGTGCTCTCGCGATTGGCTGTAAGTTACTGTCATCCTCCCCACCTATAAAATTAATTCTAGGCACGCTACGTATAATTCCTCCACCTGAATTTGCTTCTTCTCCTGACACGCCAGAAACAAATTTTATTCCCTCACGACCTACTATTCTTATAGAATCTGCCTTCAAAGTTATAGCAGATTTAGCTCTTAATTTTCCAATGTTGCCGGCCGGCAGATTTAAATTATCATCAACATCTGTTTTTTGAGAAATATATATTTCCGCGGCTGTAGTTTTATGGTCCCTCACTGAGACTAGCGGCTGTAAACCTAAACCATCTGGGGAGGTTGCTGTCGCATTGGCCGGATCATCAGAACTGTACCCAACACCAATAGATATTGCGCCGGCGCCGGTTTGTGCTCCATATCCACTGCCGGGAGCGCGGGGGGTATCTCTCATCAGAGAAATACATTGCCCGTTCTCACCAATAAATCTTTTTTCAGACTTAGATTTCAAAGGGAGAATAGCTGGCTCCAATAAAGTATCGCCTCTGATCCCTAAGAAATTTTCACTTTGATTGCTTAAACTAAGTCTTACTTTCTGTTCTGATGTTAGTTTGGAAACATCATAGGCTTTTTTCTTCATTTTATTTTCTATATCTCCAAATTAATCTTTCTTATAAGTGCTTTTAGGTTGAGTGTAACCAGGTTGTCCTGGATCCACTTGACCATTACCTTGATCTTTTGTTGTTCCCCTGGTGCCATATCTTCCGCCGCGCTTATCCATACCCGGCTTTTGGTCGGCGGGATATCTCTGTCGACCATGCTTAGTAAATGGACCTGGGGCGATACCCGGACCTCTCAAACGAATGTGAAAGTGGTTATTATGTACGGGATCATCTCCATAAAGCCTACAGGTTTCTTTAGGCTTCTGACCAGCAGGCCATTTACGGGCGGCCCATTGTGCTTCTAAGTAATGCTTACTTGTTAAACTCCATCCATTTATTCCTTCTCTAGCCCACTTTTCCATTAATTCTATGGCATATTTAAGCTGGTCTTTGCCAAATAGAATTCTTTCGCACAGAGGTATTGAGTATCTTAGATAGTCCATCAAGGCAACTTCATCTATGTATTCTCTAGTAAGCGTTGGAGTTCCTTTCATGCCCCAAAATTTTGGTGAGTTGGCAGAAGATTTACCTTTCTTTTCGAGAATCGGATTGATTCTCAAATTCATACCCCTAAAAACCCTACCATTTACAACATTTTTTGTTGGTATAGAAATATCAACACCGATGCCGCTTTGGTGGGTAAGGTGTCTGTTCCATGTATCTCCACCTGAGCGGCCTCTGGAGACATCACCAAACCACCAACCGGGCTTTATATCAGGTGGTAATGCTAGTCTAGATTTCATTGTACTCGACGCATTTTTACCTATAGGATTAGTATATCCTCTACCTAAATCTTCACCACCTCTAACGTTGTTGAGTCCTTTAAGGTATCTTTGCATTTTTACAGTACCCCAACCGTGATAGGCAGTGCCTTTTATCTGCCAAACTCTGGGACCAAAATTAGACATTTTTACCCACTTTAAATCATCTGGATATGGGCCACTATTGACATCAAAATTACCAGGAGGTCGACAAGCTGTTTGTGTTGGTTGGGGTGGTGATGCTGTGTTAGGAGTATTTTTATCTTCTTTTTGTTGACTTGGCTTGGAAGGACCAGCTTTACTTTGTTTTTTTTCTGCTTCTTGTTCTTGTTGATTTTTTAAACTATCCAGCTTATTTTTTATTATATCTCGTTTAGATATTGTTTTGTCCAGCGACTCTTGTAGTCCCAAGTAAACCAAATAATCTGTTTCATATATACCGGGTGGCACACCACCGTAATTTGCCTCTATAGCACTAGCTTGCTCTGAATAAGCATTAATTGTAGATTCAACATTTACAATTTCCTCTTCTAGTTTAATAATTTTAGCAGCTTTGTCTTGAGTGCTATTTTCGATATTTTGTACAGCCTCTGAACCAGTCTCAGACAAACCAAGGTCAATTGGTTTTAACTTTGATATCTCAGCATCAAGTTCAGCTGACTCTGCCAGCAATTCTGATGTTTCGGCAACGACTGCGGCAAATTCATCGTCGCCGGCGGCGGCGGCCTCTTTTGCTATTTTATCTAATGGTATTTTAGTTTTCAATGCTGGCTTTGAACCACATGTGTCATAATAGCTTGAAGGTGCAGATGATTGCCCAGGGCTGCCGGCAAAATTAACCTGCCCAGTGATCATTGGTCTAATAAAAATAGGATCCGAAAATGTGTCCATATCTTTAAATGTGACTTGTACTGGGTCTCCATAGTTTGGGACAGCAAATTCGTTACCGGTGTAGTTGTATAATTTAAATACTCCTAATGTTCCGACTATATCTCTTATTTTGCGATTATACTCTGGGGTGCTGTCGTTTGATTCCGGAGTGGATATGTGGGTTATCTCTGGTATGTTGACAATTGCCAAAAACGGTGAAAAGTTTGGGCTATTAACATCAAACGCTTTTGATATTTTGGCGGCCGCTAAGAAGTCATCAAACATATAATCAGTTTCAAGATTTTTATCTGGGAAAACCTGCATTATGAAATCACCAACCAGAAGATTAGCGTCCATAAACGCGTCTCTTGAGTTGGCGTCTTTAATCTTTTCTCTGGCCAACCCTACAGAACTAGATGTTTTTTTATCATAGATTTTAGTGCCAGATCTAATTTGAAAATTATTTTTAACAAAAGAGAATTTAGGCATTCTTATTTATCCCCTTGAATTACATCAAAAAGCTCTCGTTTGTCATCCTCTGATAGTTCTACACCAGAATCGGTTTTCTTGGCCATAATAGACGTAAGTTTTACTAATTGTTCATTAGATCTTTGTAAAGTTTCTACATATTTGGCAGCGATTAAACCCAAATCTTTATGAGTTTCTTGGCCGTTAGTGATTTCTGCAAAAACTTGTGTAAGGAGGGTGGATGTAATATCTCGGTCGTCGCGAATGTTGTTGATTGCTTCTTGAATATAGTTTTCTAAATCTTTTATTGATCGTCCCATTCTTTTTTAAACTCCGCGTAACGTTTTCTTACTTTGTTTAGAGAACTTACAACTTGTTTTGTGTTTAGACCAGTTATTTCTCTAATATACAAGTAAATAGCTTTTTTATTAAAAATTTCTATATTGTTCGCTTCGCTAAAAAGAATCTCTATTGCTTGTATGGTCTTTACTTCATTCTCACGAAGAGGCATTTTTTTCCAGGATTTTATTTCCTCATTAAGATGTAAAAAGAATTCATGCTTATTGCGATCCTCAATATAAGTATTATGAACAACCAATTGTTGAATTGATGGAGTGTTGGACTGATCGGTGTGAGTTAAGAAATATTCTTCTAAATGAGTTTCTCTTTTGGCCTTTTTAGAGGTCTTTTTAACCTCTGCTATAAACCAGTTTTTTGAAACAACACTAAAGTAAGTAAAGGCTTTTGATCCTTTTTCTGGATCAAAGTTGTTAAGCACTGTAATCAGCCAATTTTTACAATCGTCTTTAAGAGAATCAATATTTGGGAGAGAGGTAAATTTGTAAGTGTAGACAATTTTATCTACCATTTCATCAAACACTGGGCCAATAAACTCTTTATAAAGCTCATTTCGACGCTTGGGTTCTTGTGTTTGACAATACTCTACTATTGCGTCTTGATGTTCTTTTCTGAAATAATGGTTTTTAGTTCTCTTCCTCGGCATACTCTTCTTCCTCTTGTCTTAAGACACGTTGAAAACTCTGGCATTCCTCAACTAGTGCCTTTGAGTGACGAAGTAAATTACCAAGTGTTTCATCACCATAAAAGCGTTCGAGACCGTTAACGATATCGATATGATCTCTATACTCTTCTAATGTTTCACTAAAACTATCTAGCTCCTCTTGAAAAGTTAAAAATCTCTTCAAAAGCTGAACGATATACCAGATAAAAACAAAATTGAGAACTACTGAAAAGGCCAAGAAAAGGTGTGTCATCTGCTACTATCTAGTTCCTTTTTTTGGTTTTTAAGATCTTCCTTTGAGCTTTCTATGAACTCTTTCGTCAAATCACCAGTTTTTTTATTTTTTTCTTGTTTATTCACGCTATAAGAAAAATTACTCGGCTTGCGTCCAATATTTTTAGACGTACACCACGGGCACTCATCTATTGATTCAGACATTAAGTGGTTTTCTTTCCACTCACCTAAGCAATCTCCGCACTGATAAACATAAATTGGCAATGTATTTCCCCTTACTCTGATTGGTCACAAACGGCATCCCAGTCAGCCGTTGTATCCTCATTAACTTTTACTAGAGGTGGATTTAAAACAACGAGACCTTCAGGAGAATTTGTAATCTTAAAGTTTTCTAAAACTGGAACAATATCAGATTGTTCCATTAAAGATTTTTGTAGTGCCATCATTAGCGCACCAATTGCTTGTTTTGATAAATTTGTATGTTGAATTTCACTCATCTTTACTCCTTAAAAAATCTTTCAGAATTAATATTTTTGTCATCGATGAACAGATCATAAGCAGGCTTTCCAAATTTTAAATCATGATATTTTACGCCCCACTTTTTAAATTGTTTTTCCGTAACTTCTCTCCAATTGATTCCTGTTGTGGTGCCTCTTGCTGTCCAGTAAACTATTGTATCACCATTATAATATAATTCGTTGATCTTTTTAATATTTTCTTTTATGGGTTGTGCTTCTTTGTAATCTCTGCTTTCTGGAGAAACACATATTGTTTCATCAATATCTACATATATTATCATTTTATTCCTCTTATAATAAGTATCTTGTATGACAGCAGGTAGTTGGAAAGTCTAAAACATACTCCAAGTCTTTTATAATATCGTGCTGCTCAAGATAGATTTTAAAGTGCCTATGGTTTGAAAAGTTTCCACAGTGATCATTTGATTGCTTATCTCTAGCTAATTCGTTTAAATTATCATAAACCTTTGATAATAATAACATTTTTTCTTGAGAAGACAAAAACCACAAATCCATAAATCCAGTATCATCCACAGGATATCCAACTTTTTTGTATATATATTTGTGCCCTTCTGTGGCTCTCCAATTCGGAGAACAAGCAAATTTATCATTTATTTGATGTGAGTTTTCATTAGCAAAATACTGGTGCCAATTTGTTACGTAAAACTTGTCTTTGTTTAAATCAGAAAACACCAAAGGTTCTAAAAAAGAAACATCAAAACGACACAAAATAACAAAATCATACTTTACATTATTAACTGTGGAGTGGACATTCATTAAGTCTAATGTTTTTTTAACAGACAGCCACTTATTATAAATTGAAAATTTTTTTCCGTTCGGGCCTTTAACATAAGGTGCTATTTTGTGACCATAGTAATGCGGAGAATCTTCAAACAAATACGAAACCGGGTTTAACTTATCAATTAACTCATCTTTATGTTCCGAATCCCAACAGTGAATAAACACGTCTATGTCATCATCTTCGTTACAATCTATAATATTTTCTTTGTATTTTTTTAAAGAAGCTCTAAAAACTCTTGGATCTTGCCAAGACAAATTATTTGTTTTTTGAGTCGTGATACCGCCAATTTTTCCATTAAAGCACATCGCGATTTTCATTTATAATCCCCTATGTAGTCTGAGCAAATTCCAGATATTTGTTTTTCATATAGCGCTTCTTTTGTTTGTCCACAAATTTCTGGCAATACACTAATAGAATTATTATATAACGTTTCACCAGGAAAAGTCCACAAAAAATTTTCTGTTGTTAAAGTTGCTTTATCGTCCTCATGCCAAAAACAATGTATATTTCTATCTGAAACCATGTGAGCTAAAGCGTCTAAATTTTTGGCGTGACACCAAAGTAAATTATTTCTTAAAAATGAAATATCTATTTTGTTATCTGGATTATCGTGGCCCAAATACCATTTGCCTTTTATATTCCACACATCTATCTCAACATTGTACCCTAAATTAATAGCATTTAGTATATAATCTGTGGTGTTTTCAAGGTTTTTATTCTTACCAGTGATATTACCTCTATGGGAAATTAACAACAATTTATGCCTCTTTTAAGCAAAATTTATCTTTAGTGGAAGACGGGGTTTTAACACATACAATCGCACAGTCTTCCAAAAAAACAGGATCAGATATTTCATATGGGTAAACAATAAAAACATCTCCACTAGATAACTCTTTACCTTGCATTGTCATTTTACCTTTAATTAACAAATTTATTTCTGTGCCCTCTTTATGATAATGAAGATCCCACTTTTCACCTTTTGGATGGACTCTATAGCAAACTTCAAAGTGCTCTGTTTTGTAAGCAGTGGGTTCAAAATTACCTACAAACCACCCAGATACCATATCTTTTAATTTATATATTTTCATTTTGTAATTCTATAGTCTGCTAGTGCTATTTTTTCCATTGAATACCCACTTTTATCAACTAAAGATAAAAAATCACTCCAAGCTTTTCCAGATCTCTTTTCAAGTGGTACGGTTTTGTTCACTTCAAAGTCAATCATTTTAGGGTGCTTAAGTTGACCGTTGTTTGAGTAAAAAAGTAGGATACTTTCTACAATATCCATATCCATTCCCTCGGCATCAATTTTTATATGTTCTACAAATTCGATGTTGTGTTCTTCAACTAATTTACCCCAAGTTAAACATTTCACATCTTCAACCGTAACTAGACCCTCTTCTAAAAGATTTCTTGTTTTAAAGACATTAATATCTTCAACATCTGAGCAAAAGTAGTCATTATGTTTTTCCATGTAGTTTGTGTGTAAAATGTGTGGAGTTCCCACTGAATTGCTTCCTCTCAAAGATTTTCCATTAACAAACTTTTGTTCACTTATTGTCTTTGGTGAAACGTAGTAGAATTTTTCTGTTTGTTTTTTATCATCTGTAACGATAGCACAATTTACTTTTACTAATTTTTTGTTTTCAGGTAATTGCTCTAAATAATCATTCATTGGTTCAATAGACATTCCCCAAAAATCATCCTCTAGTTTGATTCTGCCTTTGTTTAAATCATGGGCCATGGTATTAAAATTTGATGTGCCTATTTCAATAAATTTAAATTTCATAATGTATTCTCCTTCTAAAGTTTAAATTTTTTCCAATCGACACAACTGAAGCCAGAGTCAGTTACGACATTAACAGCATGTATGCGATCACCAGAATCTTGAGATATCTTATCATTTATCATGACACGCGGACCATTTCCAACATTCATTACAAGTTGATCATACGGGATGCCTAGACTTTCTAAATCTTCTTCTGTTTTTTTCCTAGCCGATTCTTTTCTACCCGTTACTAAAATTATCTTTAGACCTAAAGAGTCCCATTCATCAAATTTTTCTATAACACCATCATTTAATTCAGGTTTGATTTTACCAATGTTTGAATATTTGTGAACGTGTTTTAAGACAGTACCATCTAGATCACAAAAAATTGTTTTTGGTTTATTTTCTTTAAATTCATTTTTTTTGCCAATATAGACGGATAGGTCCTCTGGTGTTCCTAGAGAAATATATTGATTGTTTTTTAAGTGATAATATGATATTTTTTTATTTTTAGCTATTAGAAAATTATAAGTTGGTGCGATGTAAAACTCTCCATCATCTTTTACGTTTTCTTTAATCATTTCTTCGGCTGAACTAACGAAGTCAGAGCCATGCTTCCAATAATGTAAGCCAACCAAAGCGTGATCGCTGATCGGAGTTTTTTCTCTAACTTCTATTACATTATTGTTATGATCAAAAGATATAAAACTATTTTTTATGTTTGTAGAATTGTAAGTTACAACAGAACCGTCGACATCCCCTGTTAAACTAGACAAGAAACTACCAGCATCCCATTTCATAAGCTGATCACAATTAGTGATTATCAAGGGGTTATCATTGTCAATTAATTTTTTTGCCGCTAAACATGTTTCTGCGGCCCCTCTTGTTAATTCATTTATTCTAATAATTTTACAATTTGGTTTAATTTTTCTTAATACTGCGTCTAACTTCTTGTTATTATCATTATTAACATAATTTCTAGTTACGAAAATATAATTACCGGGAATATTTAAAGTTTTTACTGCCCATTCAACCATGTGCACGTCGTCAACCATTATCAACGGCTTTGGTGTTTCAACTCCAGATACTTTAAACCTGCTCCCTTCGCCAGCCATTGGGATCAAAATGTTCATTATTGCCTCTTTTTATAAGTCTAGTCTATCATATTTTTTAAAACATTTAAAATGGAAGGATCTTTATTAAAAGTTGTGTGATTCCAGCCATTTCCAGTATTATTTTTATTAATAGTTGGTGATATTTTTATCATTGATGGTTTTATTTGAAGTATTAAAACATCGCGATGGTTGTTTTTTGGGATCGTTGCTTTGTGAATTATATTATTATCAAAAATAAATAAAGTTCCTTTCGGTCCTTGTGCGGAATATGGACAATATCCATCCTCTTCACACAGTTTAGATATTATATTTTTTGGAACTCTATCTTTATACCATGATTTGTTGAGATTTTCTAAAGAAAAAAACGGAGGTGGAAATTGCCATGGCTCTTTCCAATTGTCTGGGTATGACACTCTGGATGTTGGAACTTTTAGACCTTCTCCCTGTTTGTTTTTTAAATACGTAAATTCACCATCGCCGGCACCAACGTCAGTTAAATAAATTAAAACTTTTATTTGCTCTTTTGGGTTGTTATCTAAATGCCATAGCCAAGAAGATGAATCTTTTTGTTTGGACACAAAATTTCTATAAATTTTGATATTATCGACATGGATATAAGAACCAAAAACTTTTTCTTGTAATTGAGGAATTAAAAAATCTCCCAATTGAACAAGTTCATCTTCGCAGTGCCAAATATTATCTAGCGCGTAACAATGGTTTCTTAAAGTATATTTTGATTTGTCTGAAAGTAAGGCATCAACTTTAGTAGCTATAGAATTTATAATTGTAAAATAAGCTTCATCTCTATTGATAACTGGGTCATTTTGATTATGTTCTACAACTGTAAGATCATAAATATTTTTAACTATAGATGATTTTTGTTTTTGATTTATAAACTCATTTTTACATAAGGAGTAATATTCCGGCCAACTAGATTCTCTCATTACAAATCCTTCATACGTTATAGTATTTCTTTTAAACTTATTTTTATTTTTCTTTCTTCGGTTTTTAAACTGTTGATTAAGGGGTCAGTATAAATTGAATCTCCTATCACATGAGTAGTGGAAACTTCTTCTATGACGCATCCGTTTTTAGATTTAAAAGAGTGGTTTACACCTCTAGCTATCAAAACCGGTTTTCCTTTTTTAAGAGTTATATCTGTGCCGTTTAAATTTAAAGTACAATCTCCACTCAGCAACTCAAAAGCCTCTTCTTTTTTTATGTGTCTATGAACAGGGTGAGATTGTTCTGGAAACATTACAATTATCTTTTTACAATATTCTCTGTTAATTTTATCGATAATTAAGGCGCCTTTTTTGAAAAAATTCTCTATCCCGTAATGGCATGATATTTCAACTTTTTCGTTTCCGTATATTGGAACTTTTGAATTATTCAAAATTTTATTAGCTTTTTTAACGATTTGTAATATTAATTCTGAGTGTTCGTTGTCTATGTGATCAGCAGTTATCGGCGCATCTTTTTCAATTTTCTTTTTAAGTTTTTTATCAAACAATTTATAACAATCAGATGCATCTAATTGATTTTCTTGCTTTGGCATACAATAATAAAAATGTTCCCTTTTTAAAACTGTGCCCTCTGGTAATGTTTTCTTGACATATGCGCCTCTTTTTAGCTTAGATAAGGAATCTTTTTCACTGTTTGACACACCCATCATAGCTTTTTCTATCAAACCAACCTCATCTATAACGTTGGCCATTTGCTCCGGGGTGTTTGAATACAAATTTAATTTTATTTCTTCTGTTTCAACACCAACGTGTTTTTCAATAATTGTACAACCCATGGCAACTGCGTGTGGGCACATTGTTTTAGCTTGAGGCGCCTCATGAGTTGAGAATCCAATTTCAATATCTGGAAACGTTTCTTTTAAAAGTGTAATTCTATTTAGGTTTGAATTTTCTATTGGTGTTGGGTATTCTCCAACACAATGCATAAAAGCAAAATCTCTTTTTTTACTTTTAAACAGATCATAAACTTTTTTTAAAACTTTTATTGAGGCGCCGCCAGTAGAAATAATTATTTTTTTATTTATATTTGACAGTTCTTCTAAAAGAACCCAGTCGTCAATAGAACAACTAGCCACTTTGACTATCGGAACGTTTAAATCTGATAGCCAATGTAGGGATTCATTATCAAATGGAGTTGCCATTGGTAACAAACCTTTTTGTTTTGTGTATTGAATTATTTCTTGAAATTGTTTTTTAGTCAGTCTAGTCGAATTAAATCTTTTGACAAACTTCAAATCTGATTTTTTAAAATCTTTATGAATAAAGGAATCAAGTTGTCTAAATTGTAATTTAATGGCGGCATCTATTTTCTTTTGCTTAGCCACACTAGAGAATTTATCAATAATTAATTTAGCGTGTGCCACGCTGCCTTGGTGGTTGTTGGCCATTTCAAAAATATAAAACATTATCTGTGCCCTCCATTATACAAGACCTCGCACATGTCAAACTGCCATTGGTAATCAATATCTAGAGTCTCTTTTTCCTCCATTGGATACAATTCTATATCACCAGGTATAGAAAAATCCCCCATCCATATCCCATTGCCAATATCGCTCATCTTGCCAGCATACAGACAATGCGCAGCTTCATAAGTATTGCCAACAAATTTTGTGTTCATAACAGCTTGGCCCTCTGGCCACTGCGTCATCAATTTGCTATCATTGTCCCAAAAATAATTTTTCTTTTCGATCACTCCAAACATTCCGTCAGATTGAGATTTTTCATATGATTCGAAAAATTTTTCAATTGTCGATAGCTTTAAAAATGGGGCGCAGGCATTTATTAAAACGCAATATTTAAAATCTAGTTTATCCCACCATTCATACATGGTAGTCATTGGCGTCCCTTCTGAAAAAGCAGACTCCTCGCTTCTGTTAAATACATTTAAATTGTGACGGTGGGCTACTGCTTTAAGTTCTTTCTCCCAGACAGATATGAAGATGTTTTCATTTGGAATTACTTTTGATTTACTTAGCTTTTCTAAACATACATCCATCAAAGTTGTGCCGCTGAAAGGCTTAAGCATTTTACCAGGGACTCTCTGTGAACCCATTCTGGCCTGGACAACTAAACATATATCGTTTTTATTTTTCATTCAGTCTCTCTTTTAGTCCTCTATGATACGGGTTGTCAAATCCATGGTTTATAATTTTAGATTTTTTAAAATTGTTGTTTATATATCGCCAAAGCTCATCACATTGATATTGAAATGTCTCTTCGTTTGTTATACTCGGAAGTGTTTTTTTATTTTTCTCAAACGAATGATCACCTTTTTTCATACTCTTCAACCCATCTAAACCAACAAACCCTATTTGATTTGCCTCTAAAATATTGGCGAATATAATCATTCTTTGGCATACGCCTATTATACCATAAAATCTTGTTTGCATCATAAATAAATCGTCATATTGAAAATTTTCTTTTTTCCATTTATCATGTAATTCAAAGCCTATAGTTGGTTTAAATTTATTACTATATTCAACAAACTCTTTCGAATATAAATCAGGCTCTAGCATCATCATGGCTAAATCAATTTTAATATTTTTCAGATCAGAATTTAAAAAAAAAGAATTTGAAGACCACAAAAAATCGTATTGATTAAAGACAGTTTCGTAATCACCTTTTAACAGTTCTTTAGTTGAAGGCCCACCACCTATAACTAATATTTTTTTGTTTTTATATTTTGAAATCATTTCTTTTGAATTTGAAAATATGATTTCATTATCAGAAAATATGCCTTTAAAAAAGCTGTAGTCTTTGAAAATATGGTAGGCTTTCTTTCTAGATAGGTCTTTAAAGTTGGCATCTCCTTGGCTATATGGTGAAACTTTCATCAATAACCTCTTAGTTTTTTTCTGGGCGCTAGCTCTCCGGAGGTAACTTTTTTAACACCATCTCCATATGCAACTTCTAACTCTCTAATCCCTCTAACCATTTTTATTAAACCTTGAGGCTCTACAGAAGACATGTGATCTGAGCCCCACATTGTTCTATCTAGAGTTATGTGACGTTCAATACAAGTAGCTCCAAGATATATGGCTGCTACAGACGTCCCTAATCTAAATTCGTGGCCGCTATAGCCGACTTCACAACCATACCTTTCTTTTAAAGTTTTAATACAACTTAAATTCAAATCCTCTAAAGGCGCTGGGTAAGTTGAATTACAATGAAGCATAAGAGTTTCAGAAGACCCCAGCCATTCAACAGCTTTGTCAATCTCCTCATAAGTGCTCATACCAGTGGAAAATATAATTTTTTTACCAGTAGCAGCAGATGCTTTCATCAAGTTTTCATTTGTGATCATGGCAGACGGAATCTTAATCCAAGGAAGATCATAATCCATTAGGAACTCTAAACTATCTAAATCCCAAGGAGAAGCAGACCAATCAATGTTTTTTTCTTTACAATACACATTGATTTCATCATATTCTTCTTTCCCAAACTCCATACGATACTTATATTCTAAATAAGTCATTTCTCCCCAAGGAGTTTGTCTCATTACATTTTTTTGATGATCAGGTACACAAACGTCTGGGTTTCTTTTTTGAAATTTTACCGCATCACAGCCAGCAACAGAAGCTAAATCAATTAATTTTTTAGCTGTTTGCAAACTGCCGTTGTGGTTAATTCCTATTTCTGCTATTATGTAAACTTTTTTCATTTTATCCCTTATAAAGAACAAAATTTCTATCAACACAAGAATTGATATTGCTCATTTTTGAAAGTATTTCGATATTAATGTTATTAGATTTTAGATAGTTTGTCAAGTCAATTTCTGATTTTTGACCAATTTCTTGCTCATGTTCTATTAAGTCAGCTTTAAGATTTTTCATATCAAAATCATCAGATACATAATTCATTGTTGGCTTGTAGTCAGTCTCGATGTCATAAAAGTGTTTTATTTTCCCCTCTTCGTTCAACCTGGATCCATCCCACCCCAGAAAACTAATCAACTTGACACCCGTATGTGCCATTACTGCAGCGACAGTATCAAACATGATTCCTGGTCCTAATATTCTATTGTCTGGATTATTGTCTAAAGAATTCTCATGCCAGCGATTGGCTTTACATACTGATCTTGAATGACCACAAGAAATATCAGAGCCCCAAAGAATGTCGGGGTTGTTTTTAAACTTTAAAGAGTATGTGTCTCTTTTTATTAAATCTAAATTAACCCAGTTGGGTTGATTAATTGGCATATCTTGCCTAGCAAAAACTAAATAATTTCTATCCTCTGGAAAATGAAAAGTATTATAAGAATTGGTTATACATATATCAACAATGTTTGGAAACTTTTGAGCTGCAGTTTTAACAGCAAAAACAGCCTTATTTTCGCAGAATTTTTCTATCTTATCGGCCGGAAATTCATTTAGACTAACCCCTGTTAAAAAACAAACTGACTCTGAGCCTTGAAACATATTTTTAAACAATTTTGTTTTTTGTTGTCGAGTTCTGTTTTTGCCAAGCTTTCTAAACATCAACTTTCTTTCTTTTATTGGAATTGTTAACCACTTATTCATTAGCAATTTCCATTACCTTTATCGGCATTTCTTCACATATTTTTTCTACTTCATCAATTAATTCCAAACCAGATAATTTAAACCAAGGTTCTGATGCTGCTCCAATTAATTTTTTTTGATAGGAAACTTCAACATTCAACATTTTAGCTTCAACGAGAATTCTAGCGCACGTTTCTAAGTGACCCGTAAAGAAAATAAATTTTTTATATCTTGATAACTTCTCTAAAAATTTGTGATAGTTTTTATCTTTTATTAATTCAAAATCTAAATTATTATTACTGCAGTACTCAACTGTTTTAGCTCTTTTTTTAATCGGATTATCTGAATCCAACACAGCAACTTTATCAACTTTTTCACTATTGCATAGCTGTCTCATCGTGTTTAAGTCTTCTTTCGACCATATTGAACATCCTAAATTATAAACATTGTCTAAACCGGTATTTTCAACAAATACATCTCTTGAAAGTTTTGTTAAAAATAAATTTTTCTTCGCCGCTTTAAAAAAATCTATGTTACATAACATATGTGCTGGGGCTTTAAAATTTGGAAAGAAAATTGGGTTTCTTGTTTTTAAATATTTATGATCTTGCTCATAGATCAAATAAGTTAAATTGTCAATAGCAAAGCTTTTTGATTCTTCAGACAACAGAACAAAATTACCAAAAACAAATACATCGTTTAGTCTTTGTTTCATAAAATCAATTGTGACTTTAGAAGAATTAATTAATTCTATTTCTGCGCCGTTTTGTTTTAGAGAGTTAGCAAGAGTTTCAGCGTTTAATTCTGCTCCACCTTGAAACTCACTAAAAAAAAAGTCCATTACAAAGACGTATTTACGCAACTTCTAATTCCTCTAAAGAACCGACCCATTCAAGATAGTTTTTAGTTTCTTCATCTATGATGGCATTTCGCATATCAGAAAAGACTTTTTCTTCTGAAAATTCTTTAACGATCCACTTCTGAAGTTTTGCGGCCTGCGATTTATATCTTCCATAATCTTTATAAACTTCACGCAATTTCATCTTATATGATCCTTGTTGAGCATATGCCCACATAGAATCTTTTTGTAATACGCCATCCCAAACAGCATCTTCAGATATTGGTTGTAAATCGTAATCCACTTTAGCAAAATGAGCCTTAATCTTTTCTTTTCCTTTTTTATTTTTGGTTGGCTTATATAGAAAATCTAAATGCCCGGACCAATCTGTTGCCAAAACTGGGAGGCCAGAATAAGCAGCTTCGAAAAGAGGGAGGCCAAAACCTTCCCCACGAGTAAGGCTAATCAAGCATTTTATGTTTTTATGATTATACAAGGAATGCATTTCATTATCATCTAAATCTCCATGTAATAAATAAACTTTACACTTTCTATTTTCATATTTAGAAATAATTTTTTGTAATTCAGGATATATCATATCCCTATCCATGAGGTATCCACCTCTTACAGATGTTTTGACAACTAATCCAACTTCAGGGTTATCGATAAATTCTTCAACAAACCATTTTATAGTTGCTCCTAAATTTTTTCTGGGTCCCCACTGAGCTACCGTAAGAAAATTAAATTTAGTGCTTAAATCTAAATCCAACTCAGGTAAAGATTCAAAATGTTTAACTGGGTAATGAACTATGCTCACATCTTTTTCGCATTTAAGTATCATTCTTTGACCAGTTCTTTGATCTACACCTTCGTAAACAGTGTTGATGAGAGTTTGTTTTGAGTGCTCTGAAATCGTGATAACCCTATCCATTTCGTTACATTTTTGTAACCATATGGGCGCCACTTTTGTCGTTTCAATACCGGCCGTGACACCTATATTCACAGGTGCCATTTTTTGCCACTCATTTGGTATAGTAACTTGAATTGACATATCATATTGCCCATTTTGTTGAGCATATATAGAAGTTTTACGGACTATCTCATCCAACCAATCTCTTTCTTCGTTATTTTCCCAAACCCAAGATGATTCACCCCAATTAACCGGTAATAAGTATAAATCTAATCCTTCAACATCTTTGAGTGCTCTAAGAACAAACCGACAATGTTCACCATAACCGGTCCTTGTCAAAGCTGGACCTCTTACTAAAACTTTCATCAAGCAACCTCCTTAAGTGTCCAACGCTTAGTATACTTTCTAGTTTCCCATGAACCTTCTTCTTCGTGAATATTTAACATTGTGTCAACCCAAGTTTTACTGAACGTATCAAAATTATAGTTTTTCATTACGTGTTGTCTACCTAATAATCCCATAGTTTTTCTATCTTCTTTTGACATATTATATATTTTTTTCATTGCCTCTACAACTTCATCACCATTTAATCTATCTTCGTATATCCATGGAATTTGTTGAGATCCAATTATTGCGCGTGAAGCTGGGTATAAAGGTATGCCAAACTCATCAGTTTCGTTTTTAACTTGCTCTTGAAGACCACCCGTCATATTAACAATAATTGGAGTTCCGCATGACAGAGACTCAAGCGTTGCCAAGCCAAAACCTTCCGCATCGGAAATGTTAATTGTACAGTCGGCCACGTTATATATTAAAGCTAATCTTTTTAGATCTACTTTTGATTGACTAAATAAAACCTCACCATTAGTTAAACCTAGATGCTCAATAATTGCTTGTAAATCTTGACCATTAGGATCTTTAACTTCTGTATGCATAACAAGTGTTGCTTTATCATGACCAACTGAATCAAGGAACTCTTTAAACCAAAAAATTAGAGATCCAGATTGTTTTCTCCTAGCGTTGCGATTGTTCCAAAAGAAAACAAATTTGTCTGGGTCATGATACGGACCAAAAACCATTTTTTTAAATTGGACAATTTCTTCATCATTGTCTAGAGGGGTGAATATATCGCTATTGACAGCATGTGGAATGTATTGAGATTTTACTTCAGGCGCAACAGTTTTAACAATATCATCTGTTACTTTTGATATTGTAGCAATAAAATCATTTGACTCATACGCTGTCTTGTTAAAAGTTGGATAAGGATAATTATCCCAAACATGATAATATACCATTGGCATAAGAGGGCGTATTTCGTTTTCCATTTCCCAAAGCCAACCCCAAAACCGAGGATCTGTCATAAACCACATAATGTCTGGTTTTTCTTGTCGGATTAGAGAGCGCACAGATTCTTTACTTCCGTATCCATCGACCGGAAACATAATCCAATCATCACCATATTGTTCTGTTTTAATTGGGTCATACTTTGGATGCTTGATGGCACCACCAAAAGAACGAATTTGGAACTTACCGCTTTTTAATAACGCCTCACAAATATACCTAGTTTGAGTTCCAACGCCACTAGGACTAAGAGGCATATCACTAAGAGTGAAGACCTTAATTTTTTTATCCATTTAAACCTCATGAGCAATGCTTTGTTTTGTAATATTCGCACACGCCATATTTGCCGTAGCAGGAAAGTCTGTTTTTGACGTGGTTGCTTTTATTGATATTATACACTGCTTTATTCAATAGTTTAAGGGCATTAGATATTTTCTTCTCACCATTGGTAACTTTGAATATCTCTACATTATTTTTGTTAGCTGTTCTTTTTAACAAAGCAAAATGAGTTGTAATGTCTTTTAAGTTCTTATTATGTTTTTTGGCCCAGAAGTGTTTATATAAACTTAATTGATAGGTGATCATTTTATCAGTTTTTTTGCGACTGTCCCAACCCCAAGAACAAGTTTTCCAATCGATAACGTGATATTTTTTGGTGTCTGGTGTGTATATTACGAGATCGATAAAACCTTTAAACTTTTTATCAATAGTTTTATTTTCTATTGTCTCATATATCTGTTCCTCTACAGATATCATTTCAAAGTTTCCAAAATGTTTTTTAAGAGCAGGTAAAATAAACTGTGTTAGGTGTTTTCCTTGCTTGCGCATCGAACTTAAAAGATCTGCTGAAAATTCTATTTCGGATGAAGATTTTATTTTTTGTAGGTTTTGTAAAAATTCTGCCTCAAAAAGCTCTTCTAAGTCTTTAGATTTTTTATTTTCATCGTAGTCTTGAACTATAACTTCACAAACTGTGTGAAGTGCTGAACCAAAAGCAGTATGCTCATTACCTTTAAACTGTCTGATTTTGTCAATATAGTTTAATTTATGCTTCCAAGCACAAGTGGTCCACTCTTTAAGCTCTGAGTAGGATATGTGGGACATCTATTCCTCTGTTTTTTTCTTTCTTGTCGCTCTTTTTTTCTTTGGCCTGGTTTTTGGCTCTGTTTTTTTAAGTCCGTAAGGCAAAGTTTTAGAGGGCGACGAAGCTTCTTTTTTTTGCTCTTTTTTAACAGGAGCATCAGCTTCTATTTTTGTTTTATTTATTTTAACATTATCATTTAAAATGTCAACCACTTTCTTTTTAAATACGTATTTACCCTTTGGATTTGAATTTGTTACCACACCAGAACTTTCGTTTTCTAAGAAAACATAATTATCCAAATTATTTTTATTTTTTATAGCTTCAATTATTTTTTCAACCGGATAGTAAACCCTCTTTGTTCGTGACCTATTCACAACACTAAATGTGAATACCACCCGATCATCTTTTTCTTCTCTAGAAATATATTTCATCTCATCTCCTCAGTATCAAAAAGTGAATCTATTTTTTGATAAAGCACTGGGCTAATTTCTTTTAATTTACCTCTACTACCTAATAAATAGTTTTCAAAACCATTTGCCCAATATTCTCTCAAGGCTGTAATAGCATACGGTGAATAGAATAACTCAGCTGACATACCTCTCAACCTATCATAACCAATATTTTTGTATAAATGTTGATCAAATTCATAATCATATTCTGGCTTACTATAGTCCTCTAGATTGTAATTTTTATCTCCTAAACGATAGTATAAATGTACTCTTTTTGCCACAAATTCACGTTCTAAGCGGCCGTCGCCATATATTTTATCTTGGTGTTTTTTTTCGACAGCGTGTGCTAGTTCATGAAGTATATCATCTAGCAGATCTCTCTCATCATCTTGATCTGGGGATAGATATATCGCCCCATCTTTAAACATGGCATTATATTCACGACCATTTTTAAAAAATTCTTTAACATACCCAACAAAAAAACCATCAACATTATCAAAAAAATGCTCCGGTGTTAGTGTTTCAATTTTATCTTTAATATATTGTAAATTAATATCTCTTTCGAACGGTTGGGTAAAAACAAAGGGGCGCCCGTAAATTTTATATTTTTTAAGTTTTTTCTTGGATTTTTGAACACCCTCTGTTATATAATCTTTCATTTATTTAGAATATCCTAAAGCCCCATTTTCTAACGCTGATGGTAAAGCGTCGGACGCAGATAAATCAGCATCACTTAAGCCTTGTTGATAACCTCGTATAAAATTTTCTTCTGCGATTGCCAATAAAAATTCCGGAAACTCAGTGGCCATAACTTGAATAATCATTTCAACGTTAACTTCATCATTGTCAGGATTTATTTTTTCTCCAACATAATTAACCAACCATTTTTTCATCTCATTCACAGGCTGTATTGGTTCAAATAAATCAGGATTTTCATTTTGTACTGTCATAAGATTCTCCTTTTATGTAAATATAACAGATATTTGAGATAATTTAAAGAATTTTAGATGCGATTGTCGCCACTTTAGACCTTTCACCCTTTCGAAGCGTAACATGCCCAGAAATTTCAAAAGTTTTAAATTTTTCAACAGCGTGGGTAAGACCGTTTGAGGTTTCATCTAGATATACATTATCAATTTGTTCGATGTCGCCGGTCAAAACTATTTTTGTTCCTTCTCCCACACGAGTTAATATTGTTTTAAGTTCATGTGCGGTTAAGTTCTGAGCTTCATCAATAATGATAAAAGCATTCGCGATTGATCTACCTCTTATATAAGTTAACGCTTCAACTTCTATCTTACCTCTATCCATATAAGTTTCTAATGTTGCCTTGTCATTTGCCATTAGATATTCCAAATTATCTCTGATTGGCGCGACCCAAGGTGACATTTTTTCTTCCATTGTTCCTGGTAAAAAGCCAATATCTCTACCCATCGGTTGTATCGGTCTGGAGACTACTAAGCGACTATAGGTTTCTTTTTCCACAACTTGGCTAAGGCCGGCAGCTATTGCCATTAAGGTCTTACCACAGCCAGCCTTACCCACTAACGTAACCACATTCACTTTTGGGTCTTCTAATAAATCCATAGCAAAAATCTGCTCTTTATTTCTAGATTTCAAACCCCAAAGTCTTTTTTTATTGCCGGGATTGAGCAAATTTAGGGGTTTCTCATAAGATTCAAACTTTCCAAGAGCAGTCTTTTTTTCATTTTGATTTGATATCAACATTAAAAATTGATTTGGATTTAACTCTAGCTCTTCTTCTTCAATATAGACTTCTTCTCCATTATAAAACCTATCCAAAACAGGCTCATCAACCAAATGTTCGACAAAGCCAGTGTATATATTATCTGTATCTTTTATAACTTGATCTGAATTATAATCCTCAGTCGGAAGACCCAGAGAATCGCATTTAACACGCATGTTAATGTCTCGTGTGACCACGATTACTTTTCTTTTTGGGTTTTCATTTTTTTGGTTTAACGCAACGCTAATGATTTCATTATCAGGCACCGATAAATCTAAATCTTCCGGTATTCCTTCACGCTTGACCATTTTCACGCATATTATACCTTTCCCTTTATCTATTCTTACTCCTTTAGACAAGCTACCTTTCTCACGAAGGGCGTCAAGATCACGAATCAACATCCTCGCATTTGTGCCGGCTCCGTCTTGTCTTTTTTTATTGTTGTCTATTTCTTCAAGAACTTTTAAAGGAAGGACAATATCGTTAGTACCATAAGATCGAATACAATTAGCATCTGTTAAACAGACGCTCGTATCAAGAATATAAATTTTTTTAGCCATGTTAACTCACTTTGTTAAACACTTGATCTTCTTCATTAAAACACTTATTTCAAGTTAATTTAAACTGAAGAAGCAGTCATTATAAATAGTGTTTTTGTTTATAAAAAAGGAGAAAAGCATTCCGGCTCCCTTATTTATTTATATGAGAGTAAAATTCTCAGAGACATAGGAGGATAAAAAAATGAGTAGGGTTATGGTTGGTACCCTCGCGTTCGTTATGCTGTTTACTTTCTCTTGCGGCACAATGAATTCAAGTGTAAAAAATGATTTTCCAAGAGAAGGATTTGCGTTTATTAGCAAAACAGTTCAGTTAAAAAGATGCTTTGGTAAAGACAATTGTGCCACAATGGATTTACGATCTTCGGGATCTGGTTATGTTGTTAGACTATCCGACAAAGGCGCCTATATAGTTACCGCCGCGCACGTTTGTGATGGCGAAAGGGGTTTATTGGAATCGGTTGAACAAACTATTCATATGAGAGTTTCAACATTATCATTAAAAAGATATGATGCGGTTGTTCTAAAAAAAGATCAGTCAATTGACGCTTGTTTGCTTTTTGCCGAGGGTTTAACTGAAGGGGTGGAGGTTATACCTCTGGCCATGAAACCTCCAAAAAGAGGTGAAAAAGTTTATAATATAGCGGCTCCTTTAGGTATGTTTGATTATGATATGGTTCCAGTCTTTGAAGGTAGATATGCTGGTGAGGAAGATGGCCAAGATGTCTATTCTTTATCTGCTACTTTTGGATCTTCTGGATCTATGATTCTTAATTCTAAAGGTGAATTAGTAGGAATGGTTCACTCTGTTTTAGTAAAGTTTAGAAATATTGCTATTTCTTCACCTTATGAAGAGCTTATGGAGTTTATTAGAAGCGGTCTTTCAAAAGCTGAATTGGCTGAATGGGTTTGCATTCCAGACGAATGTAATGATAATTAATATCTATAAGTAAACTTTTTTCTATTCCAAATGGTCAGACCTAGTTTGTTTTTAACCCAGATTAGGTCTGTATATAAATTCATATAATCTGTATAGTTTTCTTCATCTGTGTGTGCTTGCAAAAAAGTAAATTCATCCATTTGAAAAAATGTATCTAAATAAAAAGATATTTTATTGTCAATTTGTTGTCTGTTGTTTGCTATTGAAGTTTTCGTATCGGGCAAAGTAAAAGCATATTCAGTTTTATCATGAATAATTGTTATTAATAATCTTCCAGTTGTCAATTCAGCTTTTAAACTAATATGGTCAATATTTGTTACATACCAATGCTCTTGCTCAAAAGCACGAATAGACTTTCTTTTTTTGCCATATTTACTTGCCATCAATCAACTGCCGATATTAAAGTAGCTTTAACAAACTCAATTTTTTTATTTTTATTTTTTGGATCTTGTAAGGTTAGATATTGTTCTGAATTCCAGCGGAGATATTGAATATCTTCTAACAACCAAACTTTATTTTTGTAATATACTGGAGAACCAATGTAAGCTCTTTTTCCATTTCCATCTAAAGTAAATCTTGTTGTCGACATTTTCAACCCTCCTTTTAAGGGGTTTGCAGCCCCTCCTCTGTTCGGTGCATAACAAAATCATCTAGCGCATCAATACATTCTAATGCTTCCGCTAATATTGTAGTCCATTTATCAACTTCTTTTAAGATATCAGTGTGTTCTCCAACCATAACAGTTTGAGTAAATAACATATCCAACATCGCTCTTGCTTCTTCAGCTTCAGCTTCGTATTTTATTTTTGCTGCATTAAATAATTTATTATTCATATAACCTCTTTTTCTTCTTTCTCAAAAAATGAAATAGTATTATACTTTTTAATATAGCGATTAAACTCCATATAGTCAACCCCTAAAAATCTAGCTGCTTCTTTTTTTGTTCTTGCAATACTTAAAGCTGTTTTCAGAAGGGCATCTGTAACTGCATGTCTGGTTAACCTCCATATAGGTATACCATATAATTTGCCACATAAATATCTTGTAGATAATTCTAATTTTATAGCTATTAAATCTTCTAAAGAAATATTATTAATATTATTTAAAGTATTATCAGTAATTTTCTTTTCAGATTTTAATTTTTTTATTATACTATAATTAGAATATTTTGTAAAGGGTTTTTTATTTCTTTTGTTTTTCCAGGGCATTAAACACCTTGATCATAATCTGGAGAATCAGGCTCTGGCAACGTTGGCTGCAGCTCTTCTTCAAATCTATCAAAATATAATTTGAGGTTTGTCAACATATATTCTTTATAAAGATCGCGATCTTTATCATCAGCTAAACTTTCATAAGCATCTAAAATTTGATTTTCAACTTTATTAAATGTTGTTGAAGCAAAGTTTCTACCAGTGATGTTCATGCCCTCTAAGTCCTGAAACGACTGGGGTTCTTCTGTTTCTTCTGGTTCTGGTGTCATATCTTGATCGCGAACTGGAATAAATTTATCATCTTCAACATCAACATCTAAAGACACATCTTCTTCAAGTTCATTTTCTTCTTGACTTTCATCAGCGCCTGATGTAACATCTACTGGTGCAAGTGAGTTTTCAACTGCATTAAGAACATGTGCTCTAAACGATTCTCTTTGTGACTTTGATGTCGTGAGTCCTTTATACGCATCTTCAATCACTGGAATGATTACTTTTAAAGTATCCTCAAGAACATTTATCCCTGTTGCTCTTTGGGGTTGGCTATCTGGAACATCAGCCGCACCAGATACTTCTTTAATAAGAGATCGAATAACACCACGAAGTCTATTCTCTTCAAGTGTTGCTTTTTCTTTCTTTTCAGAAAGATAATTTTCTAGAAGACCACGAATCACTTTTCGAAAACGTTGTTCTTCTTTTAGTTCTTTTAAAAATTCATCGCGATCAATCATTAATTTACACTCCAAGTTTCTGTAATAAATAGTTTAACGCCTCATTAACTTCTTTTTCAGAAACTTTTTTACGTTTTCTTGGTTTA